CCCTTTAGGAAGCCGCAAAATTCGGCGTGCGACATGCTTGCCTTTAGTGCATCAATACATTCGATTTCCCCGCTTGTGTAATGTGCAGGGTGATCGACAAAATTATTTACTTCTTTCATATTCCCTCCTTCCTGCCCGCCGAAGCGGGCTGTAAAACAGGATGCCTACTGGTTTCTAAGTTTCTGTGTGATATATATAGACCCTACATGGGTAAATACCTACTTCTTTTCAATCTTTACCCCGGTTTCTTCAAAGATTGTTTGTATTAGGTCTTCTAATGAAACATAGCCCTTTTCAAAGCTGTCATATAGCTCAAGAACTGCATCTGCAAACTTTTCTATTCGCTTGCGTCCAAACCCAAACTGGTCATGCAATGCCATAACCGGGATGCCCAGCATCAGGATAAAGGCCCTTTCCATTGCTTCTTTGGCTACATCTTCTTTCAATGTTTTTATCTGCTGCGTATTCATGTTATAGGTCGGAACCTTTTTCTTAATCCCAGATTTCCTTCTTTCTGCCCGATTCATTTACGCCTCCAATCTATGTATGCACTTCCAGATGTGGGCCGGACAACACGAAGTTCTTTTCCATTCACAAAACGCCGTTTTCTTCTGCTTGCGGCCTTTGATCTCTCTGCCCTCGCTTGTTCTTCCTCCCAGTATAGAGAAATCCAGTTTTTGATCGTTGAGGCAGGAATACCATATCTCTTGCTTATTTTCTCTACATTTGCTTCTCCATGCAGATACATTTCCAGCACTTTCTCTTTTATATCCTCTGAGTATTTGCTACTCCACATTTGCGCTCTCCTTAACTATCCGGTATACTGCGGCCTTTCTCCCGGTTCTGCTATCCTTTTTCTTACCACAGACCTCTACTATACCCTCTTGAGTCATCTCTGTGAGGCGTGGGGCCGTCTCGTCCCTGGCTGGTGTTAGAACCCGCTTTTTCCGGTATAACACCTCTGCGATCTCCCTGGCGGTTGCTGGGCCATAGGAAAGCTGTTCCAGGATCATCTCTCTTTTTTTATCCCGCTTTACAAGACCGTTTGATTCCCGCCGGGTCTGCTTTGTAATCTGGCTGCTCCGGTATGCCGTAGCGCAACCAAACATGTTTAATTGCTCCATGGTTGTCACCTCCCTGCTACCCTGTGAAGCATGGCTTCGTTTTTTTCTGCCGCTATCTTCTCACGCACACTTTCCTCTGGAAACGCGATCAGATAAGAGACCTCTTTCATCCGGTTCGTGATCCGGTCATCATATTCAAGCTTCTCTAACGGATAGTTGCTGGTAAATATTGTTACTCTATGGTCCACATACCGATTGTTTATGATCTGGTAAAACTTGTCGTTGATCCATCCTGCTACCTGTTCCGTTCCAAAGTCGTCGATCACAAGGATGTCTGTCTCCTGGAGCTGGTCAAGCAGCTTGCTTTCAGAAAGATCATTGTCCCGGTCCCAGGTCCGCTTGATCTCCTGTATAATTTCCGTGGAAAGAGAAAACTTCACCTGGTATCCCATGTCCACTAGCTCATTTGCGATGCTGGCAGCCATCCGGGTTTTCCCGCTGCCCTTTGTGTCAGAGTAGAGATACAGGCCCATGCCGTCCTTGTGCTCCGATTCAAAACAGCTCATATACTGCTTTATGTACTTGCAGGCGGCCCGAATTGTAGCCTTGCTCTTTTCGTCCTTGTAGGCAGCTATATTAAAGTTCTTTAAGCGCATATCCTTAAATGTCACCGGGATGTTTGCAAATCTCAGACGGCTTTCTTCGATCTGCTTCTTCCGGCACTCACACTCGGAGAAATACTCTTTTCCGTCTTCTCGGTGTCTGATCCATCCGGTTCCGCCGCACTGCTGACATTTAGAATCCGTCGAAGTCGTCCCCGATTCCGAGGTCGATGCCTTTCGTGACAAGGTCATCTGCTGTATTTTGTCCATCAGCGTCATCACTTTCTCCCTTCTTTGGCAGATAATCTAAAAATGGTCTGGTAGAACTCAGAAAGGTAGATGCATGTTTTATGAATCTTGCCTCCGTTTTGTTCCTCTTACACTCTGCCGCATAATTCTCACATGCCGTGATCAGTTCTCTTTCTGCATAACCTTCGTTCAGTCTCGCCTGAAACTTTTTATATGCATTACCCTTATCTACTTTGCGGGGGTAACTTTTCCAGAAGTCGTCAAACGCACATGTATATTTATTATTCTTTTCTTTCTTTCCTTCTTTACTTTCTTTAGTTGTTGCCCTTTGTTTGTCCTCTGCCTGCCTTTCGCCTGCCTCTTGCTTGCCCTTTGCCTGGTACAGATCATAGTTTTTTACCGTAAATACGCTATATTTGTTGGTACTTTTGATTGCCAACTCTCCGGTACTCTGCAACTTTTTTATTGCTGTTCTTACTTGCTTCACTGACAGTCCGGTTTCCGTGGAAAGCACTTGGTAAGATGCAACCCTGGAACCCCTCTCTATACAGATCCCCTGCCACTTCTTATCCGTCCAGTTCACGGTCAAGATCAGATGCAGGAACAGGCGGCTGGTACTTATATCGCTGTACCATTCCCACTCGGTAAATTTTCGGTACAATTTAATAAATGTATCAATCTCTCTCACCTCACGTTTCCTGGATCAGTATTTCAATCCTCGGCTCCTGCTTATCTATGTAGAACTCATCATCAAACCCGGAGATATATTTCTGCCCATCGTCCGGAAATATTCCGGCAGTTACCAGGGAGTCCAAGATAAATTTTTTAGCAAAAGCTATATTGTCCGGGTCCCTGCGGCGGTTCTTCTCGTACCATTTAAAAGAGATATGGACCGGGAAATTTATCTTTTTCCCTTTTAGTCCCCTTGGGATATAGGCCATACATATCCTCTCATTCTCTGCCTTAGCTTTGGCTCCTTTATACTGATTTGTTCGGTTTGCCTTTGTGTAATCGTTCAGGCCGTCTAAACGGCCTTTGATTGTCATTCTGTATGTCATAGCCATGACTTGCCTCCAAACTCCCTACGGAAGTCTTCACGGGTTCCGTAGTTCCTTTCGTAATATTTCTGTGCCTGGGCTTTTAAATGGTCATCCAATTTCTTTAAACTTTCTGACCATGTAGCCATGGCCCCGTTCGGATGCAGGTCCGGCCGGAGAGGGACGACAAAACCATATTTCTCTGACAGCTTTCTGTTTGCTCCGCCGAATATGTGGTGGCGTTCCACCGGGGCGGCCCCGGTAAAGTAGCAATGGTCCATATCTTCTGTAAATACGCTTTTAATCCTTTTCAAACTTCATCCTCCACCTTTCTTCCATTTCCCGAATCTCTTCCGGCGTTTTTGTCTCTATGCCCAGGGCCTTGGCTTCTTCCACAGTCCCTTCGATCAGCCGGGACATCTCTTTGGTGTTATAGGTATGCGATCCTCTCATGACCAGATTTACCCGGAATACCTTCCCTGCGCTGTTCATATGCGTCTCTGTCGTAGGCTGCAAGTGAATGAACTCAACGTCATATGCGCTTATGTCGTCATCCAACGGAAGAGTTACAATGTTACCGTTCAAACGCTCATATTCCCCATACTCTGATATAAGCTTGTTTTTTACATAAATATTGCTCTGCCCGGTAACATCCGCAATCTTTGCTACTAAGACATGATAGTAGGCATTTGCGTCAAGGCTTCGTTTTTCTCTGTACTGTACGATCTTTACAGACAACTTTTCTTTGTCTTTCAATCGGTCATACTCTTTCCGCACATCCTCATTTAATTCAATTTCCAGCCGCTGGCGGCCTGACACGTAATCTATGCCAAGGCCACCTAGTTTTCCAGTACACTCCATAACCTACTCCTTCGGATCTGGTATGTCCTCTTTGGGAGGCATATAATCCGGCGTTTTCTCCATTCGGCCCATAAAATTTTTAAATTGCTCTATGGTCAGATCTGCAAGTTTCTTTACCTTGTAGGTTTCTAAAATAATTCCGGTTGCTATATTCGTCCTTTTTAATTCCGCATTGATCGTATTTATCATATCTTTGCTTACTTTCTGCGGTCCCTGTGGTGGTTTCTGTGCCCCTCCATCGTGATCTGCATCTTTTACATCGTCTATGCAGAAAAGACCGTTCAAGGCGTATTTTCTTGCGTAAGAACTTGTTGCCCCGGTGATCTGGCTCTCGTCCATTCCTTTTTTCTGAGCAGATTCCCTCGCCAGTGCAGAGTTTTCAATCGTTTCTCCGCTTTCTATATCCGTAAAGACTGCCGTAGCCTTTATGTAAAAACGCTCCCCTATCTGCACAACATCATCCGTCAGCCGAAGATTGGCACCAACAGACTGCAGTAATGGCTTTGCCGCTTCTAAGATATCCTCACAGTTTCTGTAATGGTAGTTTCCAAACTTATTGAACTGGTTTTTCGGAGCTTTCAGATCCGCTTGCACCATTAGAAGTTTTGTCTGTATACCGACTGTTTTTTTCTCTGCCATCCTTATACCTCCCTCCGGTCAAAGAAGATTCCTATACTGTTCAAATAAGTTTCGATCTGTTCAATTTCCGAATCCGTAGCAACAACGGTGTAAACAACCTTTTTTGTATTTGGCTGAACAAATGGAACCTCGGCACTATTTGCGGCCTGCTGCACTATTGCATCACTCACAGTTTGCGGGACTGGTTCGGGAACTGCCGTCCGCTTTTCTTTCTCCTTTTCAAGTACCTTCTGTTTGGTTTCCTCATATTCGTTTACATAAGAAATAGCCTCTGTGAGATCAAGACTATTAAGATAGATTTCCTTTGCATCCTCGGTACAGTCCGTTCTTAATGATTCAATCGTCTTCATTTCCATGGCAATTTTAACCGCCATGTCCTGAATCTCTTTCTGGATCTTTGGAATAGAATAGGTGCTGTTTTCCCACTTATGGTTGTAAACTTTCTCTAACGAAATCTCAGATCCCTCAAAAACCTCCTGAAAAATCTCTTTGATTCTCTCTCTTTTTTTATAGATTCTCTTTTCTTCAAAAGCAGTTATCTGGCAGGAGATCAGATTGATCGGCTGGTCAATCAGCCCCTGTAACTCCTTGCACTTAGCTTCAAAATCCTCATAAGGCACAAGACACTGTTTTTTTACTTCTTTCCGTTTCTCGTCAATGGCCTTTTTCATGTTGCGGAGTGCCGCAACCTCTTTTTTAGCGTCCTTCTTTGTGTCTTCGGAAAACTGCGCATCCTTATAAAGATCCATTTGTGCCGCTAGAGTTTCTTTTATTTCTTCATAATTGAATTGGATATTCCCAACCTTCTGTTTTACCTGTACTGTAAGTTCTGCCATTGTTAAATCCTCCGATCTGTGCTATACTAACACTGTATAAATATATTTTTTATTTGTTCTTGCCCCATTGGAGTTGCCGCTCCGAAGGGGCTTTTTTAGTTTCTGCATCTCATTCTCCTTTGACGATCTTGATCGGGTAGCCCAGCTCTTTCTCTACTTCTTCAAGTGTCATTTCTTTTGGTTCTTCACGTTTCCATACCAAGGTAAGATATTCATCCGTGAACAGGTCCCTCATTTTTCTCCCTGAAGTCCTGTAGATTTTCTGGATATCATATTTGCATACTCCGTCGTTATCGAGCAGGTCGTCAGTATATTCTTCCAGCCCCAGAGCGTTTAAGCACAGACCTCCGTTTTCGCTTAAAAATACATCGTTTAGATACAGGTATTTCCCTCCCATTCGAGGTTCTACAACACTTCCTGGCTTTATAAGATCCTTTGCCGACGGCTCGAACATTTCGTCTGTCCAACAGTAGCGCTTGTCATCTTCACAAATCGCATATTTGCATTCATAAACATCCGAAATAGTTACTGTCTTCCCAGCCAGCTTGTGCATATTGTCTGTCACGTAATACCCGCCATAAGTGCCACAAGTTTTGAAATCCTTACGCACTCTTACCTTATCTCCAACTTTATATTTCATCTTCCATCCTCCTAAGTTCTATATGTTTGATTCCCACGCCATTCCTGCCGCCCAGCAACACACAGCCAAGCCATCGTATCCGCTCAGGGCCAGCAGACAGCCAGCGAAGTTGATTGCTGTTGCCATGTAGTGTTCTGCTTTACTCATCGCATCCCTCCTTTTCCGGTTGATATAAGATCCCTGTTACTTCCCACAATAGCTTTGGACTAATGTAATAGCTCATCTTTCCGGTTTTTTCTGACGGCTTTGCATACCCAATGGGCAGCCATCCTTGTTCGATCCCAGCCCGAATAAATGTAGCGTCCTTTTTCATTACTTTGGCGACGAACGCAACAGGTACGTTGCAGGCCGGGAACTTCGGCATATTTATATAGGATGTAAGCAGCCGCAATGCTTGTTTATTGCTCACATTTATCACCTCATTTCTCTTGTAAATATTTCCTTTTCTCCTTATAATTTAAGTACAGGTGTTGCAGCACCGAGTACATAAGAAAGGAGAACATTATGACTATTGATGAATTAATGAAGGAAATAGATAGTAAAGTTGACACTATGTTTTCAGACTATTCATTCTACGATGCAATCAAAAACGATTCTGTTAATAAATGTAACGAATATTGCAAATCTAAAAACGAAGAGCCAGGTTTTACCTTGTTAGTAAATTTCATGGATGAAAACGTCTTGAAAACAGCTATTTCAATTTCAATGAAAGAAACAATCAAACTCTTGTACTCTCAAAATCTGTTGCGAGTTGACGATTAATTTCTTTTATATCAACAGATACGGGATTCACGGAAAAGTCTTTGGTTCTACATTTTCTTTCTTCAATGCAAAATTCAAACGATTCCGCTTTTTTTAATGAATCTCTAATTTGATAAGCCGCACTCTCAATGATAGCTGTTGACGGTGTGGCTTTTTCGAGTTCATTTTCAAGAATTGAAAAATTAAATCTGGCATTTCTAATGAGATATTCAAGCACATTGATATTGGTAATCCTTTCGTGTATATATACGGTTTCTTCTGACTTGTTAAATTCTCTTTCTACCTTCCTTAGTGCGCCAGCCAAAGCCTTTTTTACCTCACACCCTTTTTCTGCTTCTTCTATTTGCTGTATTTCATTTTGTAGATTCATTTTCTATACCGCCTACCTTTTATTTACAAAGACATCTGCGCATTGCAGCCATCAATCATCCATTTTGTTCCTTTGCTTGGTTGCCACGATCTAACAAAAGCAATCGCCTCATCAAATTTCTTTTTTGGAACATTGTTTCTACTATTTACAGTGAATTTTTCTTGAATATCATGATTGATCTCGGAAAATACCTTTTTGCTCACTTCCTTGTAAGCATTTGATTCTTTTCCACCCAATGCATTAACTACAACCTTGTTAACCTCATTCTTCAAGGTTTGTTGCTGTCCGTAATCAATCACCATGTTATTTTCAAGGTCTGTCACTCTTCCATCAATCTTCACGATTTTTTCATCATGCATTAAAATTGCTTTCATCTCCGGCGAGTAATTCTTCATTTCATAGGAGCCGGTTTTTCGGAGAGATGGGAGAACCTCTGATGTCACCCAATGCTTGAACTTTTTAGCTGATGGCAATTTACTACCAAGTATCAATGAGTACATACCAGATTCATTTATAACTGTCATGTCTTGCGTTCCCGAAGGGGTCTCCATTTTGGAGATACCTCTATCTTCTTCATCTACTCGTTTTCGTACTGCATCTGTCGGTTTAGCATAACCCAAAGCTTCTGCCACATCCTTACCTACAAACCACGGTTCATTATCAATCGTTACTGTTCGCATCTGCCCGAACTCAGCATTTTCAAAAATCATTAAATCTTTCATATTTCACCCCTGACTTTATTTGCATTGATCAACAAGAACATCAGTTCTATTATTGTTTTGTTGTTTCTTCCTCAAGAAAATACTCAAGAGGAACATTGAAATAATTTGATAAGATAAGTAATTTATCTACTTTAGGTGTTGATCTTCCTCTTTTCCAGTCACTTAAAGTTGCAGTAGAAATACCAGTGTCTTTGTGTACTCTATAAGGAGTTGTATCATTTTTCACCAATAAATCTTGGAATTTTTTATACAATTTTATACACCACCTTTCTTTATTTATAGTTGCAAGTATTACGGAAATGTGATATATTCTAATTACCACATTAGAAACTTTTTAACATATCCGTAATACTCGGCTTTCTTAGTTTATATCTCTCATTTCCGAGCTATAAACATACTATATCACGGTTTTTCATAATAGTCAAGTGTTTTTATTAAGGTTTTCCGAGTTATTGCGTGATGTAACCAAAAGGAGAAATATTTATGTATGAGATATTCCAAAAGTTATTGGAAGAACATCATGTAACAGCCTATAAAGTGTCAAAAGACACTGGTATTTCAAGCGCAACTTTAAGTGACTGGAAAAAAGGAAGATCCAACCCAAAGCAAGATAAGCTTCAAAAGATAGCAAATTATTTCAATGTTTCACTTGAATATTTAATGACAGGAAAAGAGAAAGAAGGTGGGGAGACATATTACATTAATGAAGAAACTAAGGAAATTGCACAAGATATTTTTGAAAACAAAGATCTGAGAATGCTTTTTGACGTGGCAAAAGATTCTACACCAGAGAGACTGAAAGCTTATTACAACATGATTAGAGAATTAGAACGTCAAGAAAAAGGAGAAGATTAACAAAAGGAAGTGTTTTAAATGGCAGAAGATTTACTAGAGATAAACGTGGTCCTTAGAGATAACCCATTTGGTGTTAAAGGAAGCATTCACAGAAATGAGGATGGGTCATATACGATTTTTATAAATGCGCACCTTAATCGGGAGCAGCAGCAAAAAGTGTATGAACATGAGGTGTGGCATATTTTAAACCAAGATTTCGATAAGGACGACTGTGATAAGATTGAATGCGAAGCTCATGATTTTGAGATTTCCTCAGAATTATGCCCTGTATTCTGAAAGCCATAAATACACTTAATAATAATGAGGGATGTAGCTTATAAATTTCACAACAAGGAGAACAACAATGAAAAAAATATTTACTACCATATTAGTTATAACATTTTCTCTGGTCCTAGTTGGTTGTAGTGCGTCTCACAAAAAACCAGATTATTTAACGGATCAGCAATACGAAGCAGCTCTAAAAGTTGTTGAAACATTTGATAAATACTTAGATTCAGATCTGACCGCAGAAGAAGCAAGCGAAGAGATATCTTACATAAGCGATACTTGGGACAATATGGAGTCTAAGGAAGACGGAGATGCTGATGCTTTCGGCTTAGGATTGACAATATCAGAACTCGCTCAAGATTTATCCATTGGGAGTTCTTCTGATAAAAGTATGACAAAAATAAGAGATGAAATTGCAAAGAAAATAAATGAAGACCAAAGATAATGCTATGAAAGAAGTTAAAAATAAATTAGCGGGGAAATCAATATGAAAATAGGAATAAGAAAGCCAAATATCAAAAGTAGAGTAAAAGCTAGAACTACCGGAAAAGTAAAAAGGAAAGCCAAAAAGGCAATGAATCCGTTATACGGAAAGAAGGGAATGGGACTTGTTAATAATCCTAAAAAAGCAGCTTATAATAAAGTTTACAACAAAACAACAACAGGTGCAGTTGAATTAATTAAAAATAACCACAAATCAGCTAATTCAGACGCTATCCATTCTAAAGTCTTGAACGAACCCACTCTTAAACAAATGGATACCTCGCAAAATGAAAGTTGTTTTTATGACAAAAGGTTTTTATTAATACAAAATGAATATTACAGAGGATTAGAAAAAGTTGAAAATCAGTGGTCTGTACTATACAATTTAAAATCTTATAATGATGATAGTGCTACTAAATATATTAAACTATGTATTTCAAATATCGAACAATTTATAAAAATGGATAACTCAGGAAAAAAATACAATGATTATGATGCGCCACTCGCTGTTCCAGCCTACAAAAGACTATCTATGCTTTATGAAAAGCAAGGAAAATACAAGGAAGCTTTTGAAATATGCATAGAAGCTATTCAATCAGGAGTTGAACAAGATGGGACAAAGGCAGGATTTAAAGGACGTGCAGCACGTATGTTGAGAAAAGCTGGAATATCACCAGAGAATGAAATAATGAATCTTTTGACCTAATAAAAACCGCCCGGCTGCAACCGGACGGCAGAACCTATAAATTATATAAAAAGTGAATACTTGACAAGACTCTTGGATATGATATAATGTAGCTAATTAGTGAATGACTGCTGGGCGGTCACAATAAAGGGTCTTGGAACTTCGGTTTTGAGACTCTTTTTGTTTTGGGAGAATGTATATGGAGAAAAAACCACAAGAATTTACAACCATTGAGCAACAGATAGAATTATTAAAATCAAGAAATCTAGTGTTCAAATCAGAGAAAAATGCAAAAATTATTTTAGAATCTTATGGATATTATGAAATTATCAATGGCTACAAAGATTTTTATGTAGAAAAAACTAACTCTACAGAACGATACAGAGATGGTATTACATTTGAGCAAATTGCATCTCTTTATTCCCTAGACCATTCAATCAGAAACCAATTAATAGTTACTCTACTTGATTTGGAAAGTCATTTAAGGGCGGCAACTTCATACGTGATAGCAGAATCATTTTCATCTACCCAGAGTGAATATTTGAAATTTTCTAATTATCAAAATCGTTCAACAAAATACAAACGATTTTCACTTGGTTCTATTCTTGACAAATTTAACAAGGTTGCTCATTCAAGCAAGGAGCCGATTAAATACCACATGGATACTTACGGGAATGTCCCTCCATGGGTTTTATTCAAAGGTATATATTTGAGTGACTTGGTGAATTTTATCAGATTACTGAAACCAAATGAAAAAGAAAAACTAATACATAAAATATATAGCATCCCGGTAGAATTAATTGATACTCATTTAAAAAATTTTTTTACAGATACATTATTTATGTGTCTTGAATACAGAAATTTAGCTGCACATGGAGACAGAATATATAATCATATTCCAAAATCTATAATTCGTGTTACTTCTGATTCGGAAAAGGAATTAAGTGAATTGATACCAAATTTTAATCATATAAACAATTCCCATTCATTAGGAACATTAATATATGCACTATCTTTATTTAAAAAGCAAGAATATGTTCACTCATTACAACAAGTTATTGAAAAAGAAATTAAACGACACTGTTCTGCTTATCCTGACGATTTAGAATACTTATTAGATTCTGTTGGTATAGCATCAATGGTGACTATAACAAGAATATAAAAAACCGCCCGGCTGCAACCGGACGGCAACTACATAACTCCGAAGAGATACGCTAACTCGTAAATATTGTATCATCTTCGGGCAGCTGTCACAAGAAGAACATCAGTTCCTTGATGGCTGTTATTTTTGTACCCATTTTGTGTAAGGAGGATGATAGAATGGCACTCACGACTTGCCCGGAATGCGCCGGGAAGGTATCTGACCGGGCGGAAACTTGCCCACACTGCGGATACCCTCTAAAGAAAACACCACGGAAAAAGCCGAAACCGAACCGCAGGCGTAAATTGCCGAACGGTTTTGGCAGCATAACAGAAATACGTCACACAGATCTGAAAAATCCTTTTTACGCTAGAGCCAACTGCGGAAAAGACAGATACAATAGACCGATCCTAAAGCCTCTCAAGCCGGAGGCGTATTTTCCTACCTATGAGGATGCCATGGAGGCTCTTATTAAGTATAACAAGGGCAAGGTGGACTTATCTAAGGATATGACCGTAGAGACCTTATACAGGCTCTGGTTTGCGGAATATGAGCAAGAGGTGGAGCCCGTAACTGCCAGAGGGGCAAAGAGTGCATTTTCTTACTGCCGGTCCATTTATAAGAAGTCTGTGCAATCTCTCCGTATTGTGGACATAAAGAATTGTATCGAAAATGGAATGGCAATAGAGACAAGAGGAAAAAACAAGGGAAAGCCTAAAGAGGCATCTGCAAAAACAAAGATAAACATGAAATCTACGCTTTCTATGATGCTGGACTATGCAAAAGAAATGGAGATCGTAGACAGGAATTGTGCCAGGGAGTGTAATCTGTCCAAGCCGACTGTGAAAGATGCGGCGAAAGCAGAAAACCCACACTTCTCTTTCTCTGCTGCCGAACGCAAAACTCTTTGGCAAAATCGGGACAAGGAGAACGTGGACCTACTCATAATTTCTTGTTATTCTGGTTGGCGGCCCAACGAATTATGTGAGCTTGCCTTAGAGGACATAGACCTTAACAATAACCGCATGAAAGGCGGCAGCAAGACAGACGCAGGAATAGACCGGTATGTCCCGATCCACCCAGGGATAAAACCGCTTCTTATTGCTAGGTACCAGCAGGCACAGGAACTTGGCAGCGACCGATTAATTAATGTGGTCTCTCGTGGTAAGATACGTCCGATTACATACGCAATCTATTCAACCCGGTTTCACAAAATTATTAATGATCTGGGCCTTGATAAAAAGCACCGTCCGCACGATACCCGGGATACGTTCGCCACTGTTGCGAAAGAGGCAGACGTAGACGAATATGCCCTGAAATATATAATCGGGCACTCCATTACGGACATAACTGAGCGGATCTACACGGACCGGAAACCGGAGTGGTATTATAAAGAGATGTGTAAAATTGTTGTCGACAAATACTCGACAAATTAACCACTTCGGACGGGTTTTTACCGCTATTAAAAAATGCAGAAACGACCATTTTAAGCCATTTCTGCGTACACATCTACATTAAAACGTTTTTATTTATCCAACGTTTTTAAGCCATTCTTCAGTTTCCATTATATCTCTAAACCTAGATATATTCAACGTTTTCCAGCTTTTTTCCCAACCGGCCGTCCATTTTCAAAACTAATCCTAAAAATCCTCTGCAGCCCCTGTAAAATCAACGTTTTGGACCACTTAAATTTAGCCGGTTGGGAAAACTACACCGTTATTTACGGTCAAAATATGGCGCTTTTCCCGCAGCAGCCAACGGAATTCCAAGGATTATCTTCACTTCCGGTCCCAGCATCCCCAAGGATAGTGCTCCTTTTCCAACAGAAAACATGATCCGATTGTCCACGTGGTTTAAGGATGCCACACTGACTGCCGATCCCAATGCGATTCCCAGATCCACCGGATCAAATACACAGACGCTCTGGTTCTCCCTGCAGCCCTGGCAGTTTGTCTGATTACACCAACCACAGCACTCATTCAGTCCTCTTTGCTGATAAGTCACCCCAATCAAAACCACCGCCTGGCTTTTGCGGAGATTATCTGCATCTCTCACATAGAAATCCTGACCTTGTTCTTTTCCAAGACGCTCTGTCTCATCGGCAAGATTTTTAAGATCCTCCCCTGTCACTACCGCAGTGTGGATAAAATCCAGTCCCCTTGCTTTCGGTGCGGTTCTGGCCGCCGTACACATCTGTCTGGCTGTCTGAAGCACACCTTCCATTTCCAGTTCTTTTTCTTTATAAAACATCTCTTTAACCTCCTGACTAATTAAACTATGACATTTTCCACATGATTTCCGTTCGGCTCTTAGAATGCCTCACTCCAATCATGTGGAAAATGGACGTAATGTCTGTTGGAGAAGGGCCTCTGTCAAAAGAGGTGCCACTTTTCGAAAGTTATTTACCGCTATTGTAGGAGCGCATTTCAAAAGCGCGACGGAAATAGTGGTGAATAACTCATTCTTTTATAGCCCATCTCATCTTTGTCGACCGTGCCCGGCTGTTCATCCTGCATTCTTCTGCCGACGGACGGATCACATCGGTTGATATCTCCTGATAGACACCCTCCCGCAGCAGACGCTTAAACGATTTTTTAACCAGCCTGTCTTCCCCGGAGTGAAAGGTCAGGATGGCTGCCCGGCCGCCTTTTGCCAGCACATTGGGCAGTTTTTCTAAAAATTCATACAGGACTTCAAACTCACTGTTTACATCAATCCGCAAAGCCTGGAATGTTCTCTGGCACGTTTTCTTCACAGCTTCCTTCTTCTCATGCTCCGGCAGAAATTCCAGAGCCTCTTCGATCACTTTCCGGAGTTTTGTAGTCGTATCGATGGCTGTTCCCTTTTTTATCTTAGAGACAACGGCACGGGCGATCACGTCAGCATGAGGCTCATCAGAATTTTCCATCAGCATCCCCTGTAACTCCTGTCTTGTGATGGTTCTGAGCCTTTCCGCGGCAGAGACTCCTTTTTCGGGGTTTAGGCGCAGATCCAGCGGCCCCTCTGTCTTATAAGAAAACCCTCTGTCCGGATTGTCAATCTGCATGGATGAGACCCCTAAATCTGCCAGAACAAAGTCAAACGGTCCTGCTTCTTCCGCTATTTTGTCGATATCCGCAAAATTCATCTGCCGGATCGTTAAAATTTCCGGCCCATATCCGAGCTTTTCAAGACGTTTTCTTGTTTTCTCAAGTTCTATGGCATCCACATCCAGAGCATACAAATGTCCTTTTGAGTCAAGACATTTCAACATTTCCTGCGTATGACCTCCATATCCCAGAGTGGCATCCAGACCGGTCTGTCCCGGTTTAATCTGAAGGAACTCAAGGATTTCTTTTACGCAGATAGAAATATGCATGCCGGCAGGCGTACTGCCTTTTTGAATGACTTTTGCAACCGTATCCGGATATTGGTCCGGATGAAGTTCCTTATACTTTTCTTTATAATTTCTGGGATGGGTCCCGCTGTACCGAATACGTCTCTTGTGCTTTTGTTTTTCTTCCTGATTATCCATGATTACCTCTTTCTCTTTTTGCTTCCTATTCTTTTCTAATGTTATCATATTTCTTAAATCTAGGAAACACACATCAGAAGTGACTCTGGTTATATTTTTATCACACCGGCATATAGTAAAAGAAAAAGGATTTTTTAAATGGCAGACAAAGGAAACTTAAAAATTCAAGTAAACTCTACCATTGGATATGTTCCGGTGCGGAATGCTACTATATCTATCTCCTATACCGGAGAATCCGATCAGGTTCTCGAGGAAGTAACCACTGATCAGAACGGACAGACCGAAGAGGTAGCACTTGATGCTCCGCCGGTGGAATACAGCCTTTCCCCGAGTGAAAATCAGCCATACTCAGAATATAATCTGCATGTGACGGCGCCCGACTATGAGCCGGTAACGATCTCGGGAGCTCAGATTCTGGCAGATACAAACGGTCTCCAAAATGTTTCCATGGTTCCCCTGGAAACTGCATCTACAACACTCGATAATATAGTCATAGGCCCTCATACTCTCTGGGGGGATTATCCTCCTAAAATTGCAGAAGATGAGATCAAGCCAGTCAATGAATCCGGTGAGATCGTACTTAGCCGGGTAGTGATTCCCGAATTCGTCATTGTCCACGACGGAGCTATTACTGACCAGACTGCCCAAAACTATTATGTGCGCTATAAAGACTACATTAAGAATGTGGCTGCCTGTGAAGTTTACTCAACATGGCCTCGTTCGACCCTGGAGGCCAACATTTTGGCAATCATGTCCTTTACTCTCAACAGAGTTTACACTGAGTGGTACAGAAACAAAGGACACGACTTTACGATTACTTCCTCCACTGCATATGATCATAAGTGGATCAATGGAAAGACAACATATGATTCCATCAATACGATTGTAGATGAAATCTTTGCCAGCTATCTGTCCCGGCCGAACGTACGCCAGCCGATCCTGACACAATACTGTGACGGCAAACGGGTAAGCTGTCCGGAGTGGATGACCTTATAGCAATAGCGTATGAACTTATTTCTTCCTATTATAATAAGCAAAAGCCCGGCTACACGCCGGACCTTTTTTCATTTATTTCTTAATCTTCATCTGTAAATACTGTTCTTGCTGTTGTAAGTGGATCATTTGAAATTCTATCCCTCGATGCAGCAATCACAATTCCCTCATACGCTTGTTCTATACTTTTTTGCTCTTTCAATACTTTCAATCCTTTTTTTTCACACTCTGTTTTCAAAATTTCTCTTTGTTTTTTTTCTGTATCACATTTTTTATCCTGCATATCACTCATCCTTTCCTAATTTCATAATAACTCTATATTTAAAATTCTTATCTTGCTTTTTAACATATCCTCATTTCTCTCAATAATTTCAAAACAGTAATTAATCCAATCAGTATCTGTAAGCTGATAGCTAAATGATTCCTCTGGTATCTCTCCTGTTCCATCCCAAATTTCCGAAAGTTCTATTGCCCCCCCCGCTTCTACATCTGGAAGATCATTATTAAATTCGTCCATTTCCATTGCTTTTTTTACTGCCTTATTCATTTTTCCTACCTCCGCTTTTTATTCATTTTATCACAAATTGTATCTTTTGTTTATGCATTTCCTATTGCAGTATTAGAATACCATATGCGTACACATATATCAATAGGTAAAACACACAAATATGTACACATATATTCGTCAATCTTGTATGTGTACGTATTCTTTTTATAATGATATAATGGAAATGAAAGGATGTGAGATAATGGCATATTCCGAAAGCGGATATAAAGCAAGTAAAAAATATAAAGATAGTAAAATTAAACGTATACCATTAGATGTGCAAATGTCCCAGTATGAAGCTATCAAAAAATACGCTGATGAGCACGGGAAGAGCGTAAATGGTTTTATTAAAGAAACCATCTTTGAAAAGATTAAAGAAAACACTTGATATATGTGTACACATATGTTACAATAAAGATAGTTAAAGAATAGCTTTAACGAATCACCGGACAGGCGGAGAGAGGAGGACAAGATGGAGGAAATGACAAGACTTGAACTTCTTACGCTTTTGTATTCCATACAGGCTCTTATGGAGACCGGGAATACAGAAAAGGCAAAAGAGATTATCGAAAAGGTAATCAAAGAGGCTGAAAAACAGCAATAAAAATAGCCGGCATTGCACCGGCTACATACGAACAAGAGAAGGGCGGTCCTGTCACCGCTCTTTTCTTATACCCATTATATCATGTTTTTAACTGTCCATCTATACTTTTATCATTTCCATTATGTGTCATGCTTTTTCCAGCAAACATATGTTTACTTTTTTATATTATTGTTATATAATCTAAACCAAACAAACGTTCTTAAAGAAAGGAGATTCTATGAAATTAATTAGTATGGCTGACAATAGAAAAAGTTTTCAGATTTGCGCTATCTCTGGAACAAAAAAATTTAACATTATAGAAATGCTATTTCTTAAACAGGGAGAATATTCCGATAATTCAGGGCGCAAGTATTCTTATGTAGAATACAAAATCCGGGTTTTAGTAAATAAGTTTGGCACATATCGCACATATACTGTTTGGCATATTAGGAAGAAAGATGCTTGGTATATTAAGGATAATTGCGCCGAACTGCTCGAAAATCTCGAATTATCTACTAATAAATATCAATATCTATAATTAGTCTCCCCTTATTTTTCCACTGGTAATTTATTTCAATCGCATGATATAATAGAGTAAATTAATTACATAGGAGGGAACAAAAATGAGAAGTACAGGAATTGTAAGAAAACTGGATGAGCTTGGACGTATAACTTTACCGATTGAATTGAGGCGTAATTTGGATGTGAATGATAGAGATCCCCTTGAGATGTTTGTTGACGAAGATAAAATTATTTTAAAAAAGTACACTCCGGCGGACATCTTTACCGGCGAAATGGATGAACTTGTTGAATATAAAGGCAGAAAGGTCTCAAAGTCTTCTATTCTCGAATTGGTCAGCCTTGCAGGATTAAAAATTGAAAAATAAAGGATGCCAGATCACTTGTTAATGCTAGGACCATATTCCCCTAATAAATAGGACCATATGGTTCTATCTTTATTTTATACAATAGATTATACTCATGTTGAAAGGTAGGTGATAAAGTGTCTTATTGGGGTGATTATCTTATTGACCAACAGTCTCCATTTGATTATGAGTATGAACAGGTATCTTGCTCTTGTGGATGTACATTTACAGCAACCATTTGCAAGGCACTTGGCAACAATGATCACGAAACTTATCATTGTCCAGCCTGTAACAGAGAATTTTCTACTCATTGTTTTTCTGTTTCAGTAAAAAAGATTGAGAAAGAAGCCCCGGAATGAACCGAGGCTTCTTTCTTCTACTATTTTTTTCGATTTTTGAACAATGCCTCACAGGTTTTCTTTCCTGCGTATCTGCCTTTACGCCAACCGAGTTGTTTCCAGTATGCTTCTAACATTGCCTGCGTCTTTGTCCCCCACAGACCGTCCACAGACAAGTCTGCGAGTTTTCCAGTGTAGCAAGAGTTTAGTTTGCCCTGTAACCACTTCACGGCTGCCTTGCTAGAGGTCTTTTTCACGATCGTGTAAGGCGGTTTCTTTTCCGCTGCTTTTTTCTTCTCTGTAATGCTCTTCCCGACAATCCCTTCGGCTATGGCCTTTGCCACTGCCTTGTACCCTACTTTTTTGTAGAGTTCATAGTCGTCTTTATCATCGACAAAACACGCTTCTACGAGAATTGCTTTATTTTTTGTATGATTAAGAAAATAGAGACTTCCAGTTTTTTTCGTTCCTCGATCTGTAAAACCTAATTTCTTCATGTTTTTTCTGATCCTGCTCGCTGCATCTTTCTTTATACCGGATGCCGATGTACAGAGAACTTCTACTCCTGCAATCTTCCCATCACCTTTTCTGTCGTTCCTCCCAGAGTTTAAGTGTATAGAAACATCTAAAGTGGCATTTCTTTTATTACACTTTGCTACAATCTTTTTTAGGACATCTCCTTGATTCTTCCCATTATTGCATGTGCAATTATAGGCTTTATGTCCGTCCAACTTCAAAAGCCGAACAACTTCCTTACAGATTAGGCGGTCTTCCCTGGATTCATCTAAGAAGCCTGAAGCCCCACAAGCCACTTTTCCTTCCGGGTTATGGCCCCCATGAATATTATATGTACTCATTTATTCATCCTCCTCTATTTCTTCCTCTTCCAGATCTTCCGGTTCTTTATATTCTTCTGCTGCTGGTGCTCCCGGAATGGCATATCCCTTTGCAGTATCAGAGTCTCCCGCTCCTGGAGTGGTAGGATCTACTAAGATTCCAAAGGCCGCTAAGATATTCAATATAATTCCCAAAAGCTGTGTTAGTTCTCCTTGTGCAATTTTAGGTGTAATCCCAAGAATAGCACAAATCTGATATACGAATGTTATACCTGCTGCCACCAGGGCCGCCAATGTCGTCTTATTCTTAAATCTCAATTTCCAATTCATCATAATATTTTTTCCTTCCTATTTTATATACTGGGCCAACAATGCGAGTAATCCTGTGCCCATTGCTCCTGCAATAGCACCAAGGACCGTATTAAATATTGTCCTCTTTGCATCGTTCCAGTTTTTCGCCGGTTCCTGCTCTAATATTTCCACCTTATCCTTTAAGGTCTCAACGTTAATACTTGTTGCTTTCATTTGCTCACATAGAACTACCATGGATTTTGACATTGTATGAATTTCTAAAGTTAAATTCTCCAATTCTTCTATGCGATGCTGATTGCTTTTTGAGCGTTCCTCTACTTTTGTTAGCCTCTGTTCATGTTCTAAATCCATAGTGGTTCTCCCAATAAAAAAAGAGCCATAGCTCTAAGTATTAATAGTTTCTAATGCTCTTGGTCCTGCTCGTATCTCCATATTCTTTTCTCCTCCTTGCGATGTCGCAAACAAAAAAAGACCAGATTGGTCCTGAACTAAATTCTGAGTTAGTTAATTAAAATATAAAATAGCATACTGAATAGTAATATTGTTTACCGCAGCCTGAGGCAAAATCTGGATAGATCCGCTCTGATAACGCAACTGCAATACTACGTTTGTATTACTCCATGCCGCGATCACCGCAAGTGGCGTTTTTCCTATTGCTGGGGCATCAATCCATGTATTCCATGTCCCTGCTATCAGCGGGGTTGAGACGGTCCCCGATCCTGTGTAACAACCTATTGTAGATGGTTTTAACGTATCTAAAGCCGAATTTAGTTCATTAACCTGTTCTTTCAAACTTTTTTCAATCGAGAGAAATTTAACTCCTTCGTCCCCGCAAATTGCAAATTTATCATTTACGTATTTTGCGTTATTAAACTTCTTATTTGTTGTGAGTGTCGTTTTCCATTCTTTACAATCCGTAGATGTATAAACATTGTGTTCAGTTTGTAGTAAGAACATCCCACTGTAATGTATTAGTTTATTTTTCCCTGTTTCAAATCCTTCTGCAACTTTTACCATTAAGGTATAGTGCTCAGGCTCTGATCTGTATATGTTTCCGGATTGTGTAGTGTAATATAAACGATTGTCTTTAAACAAAATGCTGCTGATTACTTCGTCATTTTTCTCAAAGATCAGCTCTTGCGTTTCTGTACCGCTTCCAATAAGATTTTGATATTCGTAAACGATGTGTTCTGTACATCCAACAAATTTATCCTCATCGTTTATTTTTACAATATCAATTAGTGGTTCGTCCGGGAGTACTCCCAACGTATAAAGATCAAGGGCGTAATCCATGTATGCCCTAATAATCTTACTCCCAATAATCAATGCACGGCTTCCAAACGCTTTTATTTTATTCACTTCCCAATTTTGTGACGTAGGAAATTGAGTAAATTCTCCGCTTTCCCCATACAAGTAGTGAATCATATTTGCGTTTGTTGCTCCAATGTATGTCCCACTATCTAAGTATTCAAGATGTTTAATACGATCGGTGTATCCAACATTTTGCCACTCTTTTGCGTTCGTGGATGTAAGATATGTGAAACTTTGTGTTTCTCCATCCTTGTATCCAAACGCAAGATATCCTTTATCCCCATATGTAATTGTTTCAGGCGTGTATCCAAACAAATCATTTGTTTCTATGTTTCCAATTTTTTTATACAGTTCTTGTTTTGCATTATCCATGTCAACTGTATTTTTCCATACCTTTTCATCTAAAACTCTAAAGCTTCTCGAAATTTCTGCCCCATCTACAAAGTCCTCTTCATCCTGCTGCGTAAGTCCTAAATTCTCTGTATACTTCTTTTCTGCCATTTACCTTACCTCGTTTCTCATTTCATACCATGTTTTTAACTTCAGATCTTTCCACGTTGTGTTTTTATATTCTAACCATTGCCGGTACCGAAGCATAATATCCATTTTTATATTAAGAGGCACGATTGTTTCTAGCAATTTTACAAACTCATCATACATTGCTCGTTTTTTAAGTTCTAAGCGACACATCATTTCCTGAGTGTCATTATCTATAACAATCGTATAATTTCCTTCACCTAATAGATTATCCATACGGTTAATAAGGTCACGGAATGTGTATGGATAGCTGTCATACCATTTAATTAAGATACGGAACCTTCTGTCCTCAAGTGATTCCGTATCTTTCGGATTCACTTTTAGGATTTCTTCTCTTCTCTTTATTCCGTTTTCCGTAGATGTTGTAATGTTCGTATCTTTATCAGCCGCTTCTATATGTCCAAACAACTTTTTTTCTATAATGTCACCTTTGTCATAAACAGCCTTGATCTCATCAATGGCTATCACGCATTCAGGGTATTCTAATTGCATATAATATCCCCCTGAACAGGTATTACGTTTTCATCAAGTGTTATATTTGCAGTGAGATCGTTCAATTTTATTTCCGTCACATCTTGGACTCCTTCAATGTTAAATATTGCATTTTCAATTCCTGCTTTCCTTACCACAATATTATCTTTTTCTATCCATTCTTTTCTAAGACCAAGAAAGTATTCTGAAATTTCAATCTCGATCTGACTCTTCAGATCTTCGTATGCGTAACCATCGTCAAAGATTAATACCATATTAACGTCAATTTTTTCTTCTATTACTCCATTTATCACAACGGAATGCCCAATCGGAGCAATCCCTATTCCATCTCCATTATTTTGCAATGGATCTACTGCCTCTTGTACTCGCTGTATGACATCATCAGCTGGTCTTTCATACGTAGAAGAAATCACATACGCCGGGATAGTTCCTCCCTCTCTGCGATACACTTTTACCCCTCCTACGCCCTCGATCTTTCCTATCTCCTGAATGTAATACGCTTTATTGCCCGCAAAAGGTTTAATTTCAAAACTGTCCAGTAATCTCATCCGATATGATTCTTCATCCTCCTCTTCTCTTCCAGGTTCAATGAGTTCAACCAACTCGGCTGTTTCCAGACCGTCGATATCATCAAGTGGTGTTAATTCTCCCATCCACCCATTTGGATCCGTCCCCGTCTCTTCGCATTCCAGCTTGTACGTATGTGTTATATCGTCAATCAATTCTGTAACGATATAATCATAATCGTCTCCGGAAAACTCACTTCCGATTTCTACCGGAATATTAAATTTCCCTTTGAAAACTGCTGCTGTTGCTTCTTCGATATAGATACCTTTCTCTTGACCGAATAATACAAGGTGGTCCAGATCGGCCGTATCCGGATAAATATTTTCATATACTGCGGCCAGTTGAAGATACGCTTCTTCCAGCTGTGCTGCACATTTTGAACAAGCGTGGTAAATTAAACTCCCCTCAGAAGTATCCAGACCGTCCGGCATATCTTCCATCATAAGTTCAAGGATATATTCAAATGTCATTTCTTCATACATTGATATCAACTTCCTCCTCTCCATAGTCCGTAATGATCGTAAATGTAATTTTGAGTGTGCTTTCCTGCCTTTCTATCTGAATGTTCTCAATCCCATTGACATAAGGATTCTCTGACACGCATTCCGTTACAAAACGATTGACTTCTGATTCTATGTATTCGTCCGAATTATTCGATCCAATTAATTCTCTCAATTCGCTTCCATAGTCCCATGAATATTGGTAATACTTGTATCTAGGAATCAATAAGGCAAGATAGCACCATGCAGCAATAGCCTTTGATCCTTCAACAATTTTCCCGGTCAGCTTTCCTGTCGCAAAATCTACCTCATACTCTTTTGGATACCACTCTTCTTCTTCGTTAATATCCTCTTCTTCTGTATCTTCTTCAAATGGAAACATATCACACCACCTTACAAATAATTATGTAGAGATCATCTCTTATCTTATATACCAATACCAAGTCCCCAGCTTTCAGATCTTTTATATTTTCGTTGATCTTATAGTCGTCTGTATCTAATTTGTTCCCTCCGACTTGTATTTCTGTTGAAGATACTGCTTCGGCCAACTGAAGCTCTTCAGGATTTGTTTTGCTTCCCATCTTCTTCATGATCTCTAATAACTGTTCATATTGATTCACAGCACCCTCCTTCCCTGCATCCAATGCTTGACATAATATGTGCTGTTTAGATTGCTGATCTTCACCCCTCCGGAACTTGAACAGTGTATAAACTGTTTATTGCCAAGGTAGATCCCGACATGAGAAGCCCCGGCCTTATAGGTCCCCTGGAAGATTATCAGATCGCCTTTCTTCAAGTTCTTTTTTGAGATCTTCTTTCCTTTAGTTGCCTGGGCCTCTGCTGTTCTCCCAATACTGATTCCGGCCGCTTTTTTAAAAACATATTGCGTGTATCCAGAACAATCCGATTTACCACTCTGTGGGCTTGCAGCACCAAATACATATCTTACTTTCCCTTTATATGTTTTTGCTTTAGCGATTACTTTATCCGCTTTCCCTCCGGATGCACTTGTCTGCTTAAATCCCGTTCCATTCCCGATGATTGCGTATCCTTTTCGCTTTCCAAATTTATTGCACTGTGCTTTTGTCTTCATTAATAAGTCAAAGTGATAAACTCCATTTTCAATGTTGATCCGTCCGCCGCGGTCATTGACCTTATGCACTTTTTTGTCCCTGGACGTTTTCGTTCCAAGGACCTGAATCTGTTTTCCGTAGGAAATTGACTTCGGCGCTGCGCAGGTATATTTTGATGGATCGAGCTTTTTCCCTTTGCAATCATAAAATCCGCCTTCCATTTTATTGTTGGCCGGGTAATATGCCGTGAACAAAGCTTTTACTTTTTTTCCATTCAGTATCCCTGTGCTCTTTGTCTTATTATCTTCCGTATCACCATCCTGGGTATCCATGACGTTTTTAAATGCAAGTTCTAAAGTCATCATGTGCGTGCCGTTTTCCCAGGTATGGGAGTCATTTTCGATGTAAAATTTTCCGGTCAGTCCGGAATCATCATCATGTATTTTTAATCCATATCCTGAGATACACCGGATGTCACCAATCGCAGTAATGGACGCACTTTTTTCTATTCCTGTTAGTGTGTTCTTTGCTTCTTTTTTCCCGCTGCCTTTGTCAACCGTAATCGCCTCCTGAAAGGTTCCATACGTTTTCATCCATTTCTTGTTTGTTACCGTGCCAATCTTCTTATTCTTTTCATTATATATTGCGACTTTATTGATCACAGAATCGCTTGTCTCCTGAAACTCCGATTCTGTGATTCCCTCTCCCTGATTCAATTCAATTTTAAGTAGTTTTCCCTTTTCTATTACAGAAAGCTTATCCCCTACCATAACCGGCATATATTTCTTCCCTTTTTTTCGGTATGCCTTTGTGTAAACTGCCAGGATCATGTTGTAGTATTCTTTTTCTTGAAAGAAGATTTTTGATATTTTTACCCCAGTTTTCGCTAGGCTTGTTGTCTTAATCTTCAGGTCTTTGCAGATCAGTTTCACGATCTGCTCCGGTTTTTTCTTTTTAAATTTGTACGTTCCTTTGCTTCTTAACAAATGAATCATAAAGTCATTGCAGGTGATGGTTGTATTTCCTGCTTCTCCGGTCCTGGTTCTGGTTGTCACCTTTCCGTGAAATAACTTATCATCTCCATCGTAAAAACAAACAATATCTCCGACTTTTATATCAGGAATTTTAAAATTCTGATCACCGGCCGGATTTAATAGTCCAAATTCAAAAGTCCTTGCTGCCTGATAACTGCTTCCTGACCAAGAATAGTTCGATGTAATGTCTGTAATGTCATTGTTTTTCCACTTAACTTTTAGGCTCATTTTTCTATCACCAGCTTTGTTCCGGGGTAGATCCAATGTCCGTTACTGGACGACTTCCTCCCGTGTTTTTTTGCAGTTTTTTCAATGATCGTTTTGTTTTTCTTGTAGATTCTTTTCCAGTTCGATGATTTTCCCGTTTTCTTCTTTGCAATACCCCATAGAGTATCTCCTTTTTTCACCTTATATGTTGATGTTTTTGTTTTCTTGCTCGATCTCTTTTTTGTCTTACTTTTCTTTTTTACTTTTTTCCCTGACTTTGTATTTGTCTTTTTGGGCTGTACTGTATATTTGACTACCACATACTCTTTTAAACTGAGCGCAAAACTGACATCTTCGGTTCCATCATCTTGCCCATATTCAAAGCTCTCAATGCTTACCGTCATATTAATATTTGGTTTTCCGGTAATCATAAGTTGTGGTGTAACTTTTCCATCTTTCCAAGACTTTATCTTTTTTACATAATGCCATGGATCTGTATTAAATCCTTTATATTGACAGAAATCATATTCCTGTGCTGGGAAAAAGGCACTGATTTCAACTGTTCTCAGTGCCTTTTCTCCAAGCAGATTTACTTCCCCTTTTCGATGTACGTTTACGCTTGTATTGTTTTGTCCGTCTGAGATTTTATAAGAAGACGGGATCACTGCAAGCCTGATTTTATCACTTCCATTGTTTAACCAAAATTCCCTTTCTTCCTCCTCACACTACAACTTTTAATAGTTTCTTTACAATCGCATCCACAATACGGTCAATATCTTTATCTTCCCTAATGATAATCTGATCGGCTAATTTTTGAATTACGATTGATTTCTTTCCTTCTTCTTTGGCTTTTTGTATGCTTTTATCGTGCGGCCAAACCTTTGCACCTTTTGGCAGATCAACGATCTCTCCACCCTTCTCGTTAATCTGTGCGATACCGCCTTTCCAATTTTGAGTGCCTTTTGCAAGCGCCGGGATCTTTGGAATATTCACTCCAAAGCTTTTCCCTCCGTATTTCCCTGGAACCCATGATGGAATTTTAATCTTCAGTTTGTTCAGCCCGCCGATGACGGTATTTACTAGACCGATAATTCCATTCAGCGGCCGCTTTGCTATTCCTAACAACGCCTCAAAAATTCCAGAAAATATTTTCTTAACGCCCTGCCAAGCCTTTTTCCAATTCCCCGTAAAAACTCCGGAGATAAAATCTACAATCCCCGAAAAGGCTTTCGTGACACCTTTGATAATATCCAGTGTAGATTTCAGCCATCCTGAAAAGTATCCGATCATCAACTTCATTGCCAGCTTCACGATTTTCAGCAACGTTCCTCCGATAAACTTCACTATCGGTGCAAGAGCTTTTAGTAAACTCTTCAATATTTTTATGATTGTTTTAAATGCACTATTTATATTAGAGGCTATCGCTTTTACGGTCTTTCCTAATTGCTTTACGTCAATTCCTGCACTTTTCATGGCCGATATCACGAATTTGGCCATCTTCTTTGCACCAGTGCTGATTTTGTCCCAGTTTTTATAAACTAAGACTGCTGCTGTTACTATTGCCAGTAACGCAATAATCACAATACCGGCCGGACTTTTGATCATTGCGGCAATACCGCCAAATCTATTGATATTTCTAAGCAACCGTGCCCATGCAAGATAAGATTTCCCTACCCAAAAAACCATCTTTCCAAACATTAAAATCACTGGCCCGATTGCCGCCGCTACCATAGCGACTTTAACGATCGTCTCCTGCGTCTTTGGATTCAGTTTTGAAAACCGTTCTGATAGATCCTTTACCTTATTTGCCAGCTTTGTCGCTGGTGGAACAACTACTTTTAAGACAGCCTCCCCGAAAACCGTCATTCCATTCTTTGCAATATTGACAGACTTTCTGATCTTGCTCAGCGGCGTTTGAATTGCTTTTAATGCTTTCTCTGTGGATCCCGTTGAATCCTTCATCTTCTTTGTCTTCTGATTGAAGGTATCATATTGGGAACCAGTCAGGGCCAATGCACCGACCAAGGCCCTTGAATTTCCAAACAGTTTTGCCATTTTGTCGGACTGTCCGCCTGTCTCTTTTTTCAAAATTTGAAGGACCCCACTCATACCCTTCGCCTTGATCATTGCTTGCCCGTTTTGATAGCCATATTTGGCCATCAGATTTTGCATGGATTCCGTAGGCTTTAAAAGCCCCGTGAAGATTCCTTTCATCTGCGTGGTTACTTCTGCTGTATTTCCTGTGACCCCGGTCAATGTCGCCATGGATCCGAACAGTTCTTCGTAGCTTACATTCAAGCTGTTTCCTAATGGAAAAAGCGGTTGCATACTTTCCGCCATCTCTGGAAACGTGGTCACTCCAAGCTTTTGCGTCTGGAATGCCAGGTCAGAAATTTTCTTTGCGGTCGTTTCTGAAATGCTATTGTACCCTTTCATTCCGGAAGAAATCAGGGATACAGAGTCTTTCACTTCGGCTCCGCCTGCTTTCGCGGATTTCGCCATGGCATTAAATATCTTTTCTGTTTTTTTCCCTCCATCACCCAGGCTCGAAATCGCTTGATACATTCCTTTTGCCGTTGTATCAAGCCCCAGCCCGGTATCATTCGATGTTCTCAGAACCGCGTCTTTGTATCCCTGTAAATGGCTCGTATTGTCTAACAGGGTATTAATCTGCCCCATGTTCCTTTGGAAAGTGTCAGCCATCTTTCCACTCGCCACCCCAACCCCTATGATTGGCATGGTGACTTTTCTGGTCAGAGAAGAACCAACAGATTGAATTGATTTTCCTGCCTTTTGAATCTGTTTTGCCTGCCGCTGCATCAGCCCCGTCTGATGCTCCATGTTTTTTGCGGCCTTCGACAATGGTGATGAAAACTTATCGACTAATCTGAGTGTCGCATCAATTACTCTGCTCCTTTTGCGCCTCCTCTCTCTCTTCGCATTCTTTCATCAGATACCCATACACCACTTGCCGCTGATTTGGACCCATCTTCATGTGTTGCTCTGGCAGAATGTTATGATCTCGAAAAAGAAGATACCCCATGCTGATATCTTCTTTTCGGTAAATTAGTTTTTTATTGTTTCCGCCTTAACCTTTGGTGCGCCCAATTCGGAAATTGCATCTGCAATTTCCATAACCTCACTTTTAAAAATAAGTTTCGCCAAATCCTTAGGGCTTGCTGCTCCAAAATGCTGTTGAAGATCTTTATTCCTTAAGTCTGGATTCACAACTCCTTCCGTTGTGATAAGAAGATTCACACCATACATTTTTGAAAAATCTGCTGTTCCTGTCTCTCCGTCCACAGCACTGCACTGAAGTTCTGATAATCTTTCCGGATCAATCTCTCGAATCAATATTTTTGAATCCCCGGTTAGTTCTTGCATTCTTCCTGATTCATATGTTTTTTCTCTCTTCTCTGTTATCTTCTTCTTATCAATCTGTAATAATTTATCAATCAAATTCATTTTTATCTCCTCCTATACCGCGTCAATTAATTCTGCATTTTCAAAGGTAAATGCATAGGACTCTTCACCTAATTTTCCAGCTTCCCAGTCCGCTATCGTTAATTCATCAAAGTTTACGCCGGTTATTTTTACTCGTTCATTTCCAGCAGCGGCCGGATCTTTTAGATTTGAAATGATCGTTATATCCGGCATTTTCCCTTGTTTTACATCCTCAAGCAGCAACTTCAGCATATACGAGGAAACTTTATTTAATTTTAATGTACCAGTTCCCTCAATCTCCGTGATCTTCTTTCCTTTTGTAAGAGTCCCAGTCTGGTTTACATCTGCTTTTGTAATCTTATATTTTGCTTCGAGCCCAATCGCTTCAGCCATGTATTGTTCATTTAACCAGACTTCACCCCAAGTTCCGTTAATTACTTGATTTGCTTTGTAACTATCCCTTTTTCTCTACCTCCTAAATCGTGATCTCCATGATAATATCTTCGATTGCGTCAACAATTCCGATACTTGCCTTCAGGAAGACACTGTCACCGGTGTTTGCTTTCTTCAAGTCATCGCTGGACATTTCCGTTGTGTCATATCCTGCTGCCTCCAAATATTCTTTGTTTGCTTCTATGTCAATTTCTACCGCTGCCGAAGATAAAACACTCTGTTTTACCAAGTCATCCAAATAATTTTGAATCGCCGATACTAAAAGACACTTATTGTCGTATGTATTTGGAACCTTCCCAATCCAGTCATTACGGACTGTCCGTGTGATATCTGCCTGTATCGTGTCCGTAATGTCAATTATTTTAATCTTTTTTTGTTGTTCTCCCTTATCTGAAGTTATTGTTTTTAATGAGTTTACGCCCCTTGCAATGCGAATATCTTCTCCATCGTAGAAAAGGATCAATTTCCCTTCATTGATTGCACTGTCCATTTCTGCTTTCTTCATTCTTGTACAATCCTGTACTTCCGGAAGAACAAAGTAAGTTGCAGACATTGTGATCGGCGTTCCTGCTAGGAGTCCGGCGATACGCGGGCAAAATTGATCTGCGGTGTATTCCGCATCATCGACTACCGTCTTCTCCGTTGAGTAATTTATAACTGCTTCATGATCGGCTGCATAATTCATAACTGCCTTTACATTTTTCCCCTGCGCTCTTTGCTCTTTTACCCAATCCACAACTTTTTGTGGGACCCCTTCTGCCGTTCCATTAAGCGCAAGATAGTCAATTCGCTCACTTTCCAGCGTTTCTAATGCGGTGTCTATTTCTGTAAATCCTTCTCCCGCAAAAACAATAACTGTTCGTTTTGGCTTCTGTTCTCCCCCGATTAAAGACATTTCAACTGCATTTTTATCTACTCCCGATGGAACCTTGTCCCCCGGAGCAAGTTTTAAAATTTTTTCTTTATGTGTTGCTGCCAGGATTAACCCAACGCTTTTAGAACCGGCTCTATCTGTTACACTTTTGGCCAGCTCTGAAAATCTGATGCTAATTTGTGGCATTCCCATGTGTTATTTCCTCCTTTACTCTTACATCTTTGATTTTCGGTTCTGTTGCGATTTGACGAATATCCTCGTAAAATTCAAGATTGAATACAAATTGCATGATGTTCTGCGCTTTCCCGGTGTATCCTATCTCTGCATCCATGACCATTAATTTCTCTTCGCAAACTTCAATATAGTCTCCGATCCCCTCTCTGATCTTTTCGGCTATTTCAAGCTGTTTAGATTCATTCTTTTCTTTTTGAAAGAACGTTGTTTCAATCATGCATTGTGATTTTACAATACTGATTGTTGCTCTTTCTCTGAAAATAAGCGGAATAATACGCACAAAAAAAGAAGGGGTTTTATATCCTTCTTCTATTTCTATGGAATATATTTTTTTAATTTCCGGACATTGCGTTTTCAGGATCTTGATATAGGCATTCTTTATGCTTTTTAATTCTATCACTTATTTGCCTCCTCACATATCCTGTTCAGCATCCGTTCCGCCCGCTCTGCGTGTTTTTCATGCCACTTTGCAATAACCGGCTCTTTGATCCGTTTCCCAGGAACAAACCCGACCGTCTGACCTCCATTTTTGAGTTTCTTCCCTTTTCTGCTGACCGGAGTGACCATCTCGTGTCCATTGTTAATCAAATGAAAATGAGGATTCTTTTTTCCTCCCTCGGCAAGAAAGTTTGTTTCAAAATTCGCTCTGAAACGATATATCTTGTCAAATCGAAATCCTTTTACTATATTTCCGGTTCCCTTTTTTACCTTATTCCATGTCTCTCGTCTCATATCTTTTTTAAATTCAGATTGTTCTTTTTTCAAGGTACTTTCAGCAAGATCCGGGAATTTCTTTGCGGCCGCTTCTAACTGCTCCTCGATCTCTTCAATTCCATCAAAGTCAAAAGATATCATTTATATCACCTTCTTTGACATACTCCGTACACTGAATCTCAAGCATCTGGTGTTGTTCCTCTAGATCCGCAACATATTTGACTTCTAATTTTTTCCCCTTATACTCAAGGATTGTATCAGTTTTAATGTCTTCCCTGTACCTTGTATAGATCACATAGGAGATCTCCGGGATAATTTTTAATGCCTCATAGTATTCCCCTCCCCGGATAGATTTGACAGTCGCCCATATTTTCGACCCTTTTACTTCCCGAAAGACCGTCTGCCCCATATCATCTTCTATTTCTTCCCTTGATATGATAAAGATTTTTTTGTTCATTTTACCAATATTAATTTGCTTCATCATGGCCTCCTAAATCAAATTTTGTGAATATTGATAAATGATATTTTCCACGACCCGGTTCATGTTCTGGTTATCAACATACATTCTTCGGTTATCATACATATCTTCTACAAGAACAAGAATTGCTACTGTCAGATCATCACTTGAGTTGATCTTCTGATCATCAATGCCAGTCTGATTTTTTATGTAGCCGATTGCAGCGGAATGAAATATTTCAATGTCCTTAAAATCGCTTTCTTCGGGATCGTCAATTTTTAGGTAGTCAGCTATGTACTCCGGCGTGAGTTCATTTGCTTTCATTCTTTGTTTTCCTCACTTTTTCAATGTACCCCACTTTCAGGAGGTCTTTTACGACCTCCGTCTCTTTACACTCTCTAACTTCTCCTTTTGACATTGTGATTGTACCGCAAAAATTTTTCAGTGCTCGAATCTCCATAGACTCCTCCTATGATGCTTTCATTTTCAGCTTCGCAATCTTCTGCACGTCTGCCACCTTTGTATCAATTTCCATCCAGGCAACCACACCAACGGCGTGCATTGTTGCATATTTTTCTCTTAATACTTCGATTGTAGCTTCTTCTGTGACCTTCACAGCAAGGCCGCTCATATCCCCGTAAATGATTGCTTCTTTTCCTGCTTCCATCTTATCCATGTTGTCAGAGCAATACACATCTTTTCCAAGCAAAGTATAACCCCATTTCGCCGATACATCCCTGTTTAATAGATAATTTCCGTCAGAGTCTTTCAGTTTCCGAATGGCTTTTCTTGTTGTCTTGTTCATAATCCAGATGCAGTCTCCCTGGTATGTATCAGGCACTTCTTCCTGCACGTCAATCAGCTCATCGGCTGTGATTGCGTTTGCTGCTTCCGCAGTTATCACCTGTTTTACCCCGGTCATTCCTGCCGCTTTATCTGCTGTTCCAATCAGACATTCATGTTCTACGAATTTTGCAATCGCTTTACCCATGTAATCAATGACCTTTTGAAGAACATTGAAATTGCTGTTATTCATCAGTTTTTTTGACACCAGCGTCAGCGCTCCGGCCAAGAATCCGGATAAATCAATGGATTTGAATGACCCAGAACTTGAAGTCAGTTCAGTAAACTCATCCGCATAAGCCATTGTAATAGAACTTGTTTCTTCGTCATAATATGGAATCGAAATATTTCCGCCTACATTATACCGATCTGCCATCTGGTATACCGGGCAGATATCAACGACCTTTTCAATTATCTTGTTCATAATTGAATTTGGAATGACTGCCCCGTTATCCGTAAATGTTAGTTTTTCTGCACGCTCTTCGGTTGCGTTTCCTCTGAGATAATCAACAAATGCTCTTTCTTCCACACTGAGTTCTTCTGTTTTTTGTTCCTGCTGCTCTGTTTTTTTTGTAGGATACATCGAACGGACTTTTTCTTTTGCCTTGATCGTGACGTCAATTCCGGCGATCTTCTTTTCCAGATCGTCAAATTTTCCTTGCTCTTCTTGGCTCATGGCGCGCTCTTCGGTTTCTGCCGTTTCTACAATCCCTTGTAATTCTTCCAGATAGGCGGCCCTCTGTTCTTTTAGCCCCTTAATGTTTTCTGCTCTTTCCTGGATTTCTTTTTTTGTTGTTACAATTCTTCTCTGCTTATTCCTTAATTTTTCCTCCTAAATTTTTAATTCTGTTTTTGTATGATGAAAGATCCGGTTTTTCTCCGGCTCTTAAATCCTCATATACGGCCTCTGTCTCCTCGGCCCGCTCCTCAATCACTTCTTCCCCTTCCGACCGCAAATAGACCGAAGTTCCTGCATAACACGGAAGTTTCCTTTCGTCAATCAAGGAAACTTCTTTTAGTTCAAGCTCTTCCACATACCTTCGCTTCACCCCGGTTTTTGTATCTTCTTCACTTGCTTTCTTTTCGACAAAACCAAAGGACCAGCCCCGAAGTTTCTTTTCTTTTGCTTTTTTCACGATCTCAGCGTCCGTGATCTCTGCAATCGCCCGAAGTCCAATATTATCCTCAAATAATTTTATATTTTCCTTCGTGCTTCCAAGCTTCCTTGAATGATCATGATTTAGTAGAATCTCAATATCATCTGCCCGCTCTAATGCTTTTTTGAAAGCTCCGGGGACAATCTGTTCTATAAATTTTTCTCCGGTTCTTCGGTCCCTGATTGGCCTGCTGTCTCTCCCGACTGCATTGACGTATCCGTCAATGAGGACGGATTGTTCTCTAAGTTCAATTCTCCTACTTCTTCCCCCTTTCTTAATTTGTTTAGATCAATCGTTTTATTGGTATTTAATACATAAACTTTATTTGCAACTGGATCAAGTAGCCCATCATTTAATCCTAGTTTTATAAACTCAACTCCCAGCTGCGGCATCTTCTCTTTCTTTCTAACTTCATCTACTTGTAAGAATCCTTTTTCAATTCCTGTTCCGTATGCAGCATATCGTTTTTCAATATCGCTTCGGTTCAGGTCATCTGTATCTGCCTCAAAGTAATATTGTCCCTTTTCTGATTCAAGGAGCATCGCCCGGTTGATAGCAGTTTCCAGAGCTTTTAAGACGTTATTGATCTCATATTTAATAAAAATTTTCTCATCTCGCTCTGTGGCTTTTCCTTCAATCATTGCTGGCGGAGTTCCGACAATCTTACACGCCTCTATCCCATTTGTTTTTTTATTTTCATTGAGCTGCATCTCCACCGAAGTATTCGATGCTTCCTTGAAGTCCATACCATCGTTTAAAATCACGACACTTTCTCCATTATTTGAATAAAGCTCTCTCCATGCTTCTTTCAAATAATTGATTTGTTCTTTTTTAAGGCGGCGATCTGATTTTAGAAATCCTTTTTTGTTCCCACCTTTTGATGTAAGATTTCTCTCAAATCTTAGAGCAGCCCAGGCAACTGACAGCAGTTCCTTATTTTCTTCTATGATACTTTTTCCCCTAATTCCATCTTCTGTATTTCTCAGCAATCGAATCCAGTCTTCCGGATCATATGTATTTCCCTGTACCATGATCTGATAATCCTTGAAAATAACATCCGTGTTTTCCTGGAATGAAATATTACTTTCTTTTACATAATGCAGGCTTTCTATCTTCCTTCCATTTTTATTTATATAGGCGTAACCGCCTTTTCCAAGAAAATAATCCATGATTAGTGCATGTTTGAACTGGTAGCCGTCCAACGTATCCCCGGTATCTTCATTTAAAAGAACCGTTCTTTCGTCCTCTACCACTTCATTTTTATCACCGTTCCTTTTATAAAGCTTTATAGGGATTGCCGCCACTGTATCCGCTATTTTAAGAATTGCCCCCGCAAGGGATGGAATATTCATCGCTTTTTCCCGATCCATTTCAACACCATAGATAAAGGCTCTTAACAGAGCTTCGTTCATTTCCGGTGTTTCTTTAACTGCAGGCTCCGCCCGTTCCTTTCTTTTAAAAAACTTCCTTTTATACCTCCTTTATGCCATCTGACATATAAACCCATCATTTCCATACAACATATCCTGCTGAATTAAGTAGATTGCATTGATAAGGGAAATTACCATATCGACTTTTCCACTTGATTTTTTCTTATTCACATATTTATTTAAATTTGTGTCCTCCGTGCACCTGGCATTTTGAAAATTAATTTCAAGTAAGCGATTACTTTCATACTGAAATTCATGCTGAAGGATTTTTTCCTTCAGCAATTTCGTAGGCATATGAAGTACAGAACTATGCTGTTTAATGTCGACACATTCAAATCCTTCCGCTTCAAGTTTTTGCACCGTTGCAAGCGCATTCCACTTGTCATAGCCAATTTGGACAATTTCAACATCAAATTTCTTTTCGATATTCAGGATGAATTTTTCAATTTCTCCATAATCAATAACTTCTTCTCCGCAGGCATAACAATATCCATTTCTGATCATTTTTTTATAATCAACATGCTCTTTGTTTGACTTATATTCAATCTTGTCAGCCGGCAAAAATCCAAAGACCTTTGCATAAATAACCCCATCCTCCTCTGTTACCATAGCAACCGCTGTATTATCATCCGTCATAGAAAGGTCAACTCCCAGCCATACGCGGCGACCTTTCCAAAATTCTAAGTTTTGTTCTATCCTGCACTCTTTTACTTTCTGTACATCAATATAACCTTCGGTTCCAAGCCCTTTGTACAGAATGTTGCTGTGCTTACATAAGTAATTTTCTCTTTTATTTTCGTAAAGAACCGCTAAGGTCCTTTTTTTCTTGATTTCTTTAAAAATATATTCATGCGCTACGGCTACCGGGTTACTCTGATAGATCACCCGGTCATCCGTTTTCCACGTGTCCCCGGTCTGTAACTCCTGATCCGGTTCGTATAACAGCGAAAAATATCGCCGGTCATCCGTCAGACCGTCCAGTGTTTTCTTTGCCAAGTCAATTTCATCTATCAACACATTGTTATCATTTGGATATTGGGTTGAAATGATAATTCCAAGTTTATTGAATAACGTGATCTGCGAAGACCTCATAGCCTCAACCGGGTATTCATCTAGTGCGCCTGCTTCATCCGCCAGGAATGTATTTGCAAGCTTTCCATCCATGCCGTCCTTGCTATATGCAAGCGGAGTGTATTCATTTTCATTCAAAGTACAAATTATCTGACTTCTCAAAAGCTTAAATGCGGATTCATCTTCATCGTATAGTGCCGGTGATACTTTTATAATTTTGCGAATCGCTTTTTGCAACTCACTGGAAAGTGATAAATCCGGCGCAACAGAAAAAAACCGGGAAAAATCCGGTTCTGTAAGCATCAATATAATAAAGATCACTGCGCTGGTAAAGGTCTTGAAGTTCTTTCTTGCAATTTCTAGCAATGCAGTAACATAAAAACGGGATTCAAATTCAGAATTTCTCAGCTTTGTACAAAGAGTTGCGGTAATAAACAGCCATGCGTAATCTTCCAGCCCATCGAAAATGCTGCATCTAAGGTCCGGGTGGATCATGATTTTTGTTAACCTGCATATTTTCTCATATGATTCTTCATCGACATAAGCATCCGGATCGTTGCCGTCTGCAATGTTAATCCAGTCCCTTGCCTGCTTTTTTACATACTTCGGTACCTTACCATCCGTTTCATTGACACACCAAGTCGCATACTGATAAGCTTTTCCGTCATGAACCATTCAATGCCTCCATCAGAGGATTTTTCTTTTTTTCCACCTTTTTAGGCACCGAACGTAAAGCGGATGCAATGGTCATTATATTTTCTTTCTCGATTTCCAGCAGCATTTTTCTTTTTGACTGCACCTGGCGGTCCAGAGCAATTAAGTTTTTTTGCATACTGTTTTCTATCCCGTAAAATTCTTTTGGTGTCATTTCCTCATGTTCAATCAATTCATCTGCTTTTTCCTGAAGATCGCAGAGCTGTTCAAACATTTTTTCTCTTTTTTTCTCAAACTCAAAACACTCAGCGTAGAGAAGACAATACCGATTGATCACAACTCCGTATAAATCATCATTTTTTTCAATATTTTTGAGTAATTTTTTTATTCTGAGGAACTCTTTATGAGCAATTTTATTCTGTTTTACTTCCGGTTTTTCTCTGATTTCTTCTCCGGTCAGCAAAGATTGTTCAGCCTGCTTGCGCTGGCGCATTTCCTTCTTTGTCCGATGGGAACGACCTTCCATCTCAATTATATTTGTTGGCTTTGTAGGTGTTGGCCTTATTATCCCTCCTATCTTTTCAAATTTGAAAACCTGATGTGGGAATAAATTATGGATAAAGGTAGGGCGTCGGTCTACAAGGCCGATGGTATTTTATTTTGCTGTCCCCAGGGGGGGCTGCTACATCTCATCTGCCTTGCTGTTCTGCTCCTTTGCGATCTGTTTTAATATCCTTCTGCTTATATTCCCCTTCTCTGCCTCTTCGTGATGATACCCGCAGAGAGTAATCAGGTTGTCATCATCCATCCTCTTATCCCAAGCTTGGGATAACGGCTCAATATGATGTACTGATATGTTGTTATAGTTATGCTCCTCTATTGTTCCCTTCATCTTCCTAATGCAGCACTGGCAAAGGTAAGCGTCTCTTTCCCTGATCCTTATGCTTTTCTTTGTCCATGCCCTCGATCCGTGGAACTTTGTTTCCTTTGTATTCTTCTTATTTGTTTGAGGTTTTTTCCCACAGTTGAACTTACTGTCATGGATCCTTCCACAATATTTACAACTTTTCAGCATCTTATCCTCCTGACAAAATTGCGGACATAGGAGTCGAACCTATAACTTCGGCTAAGGAGACCGATGTGATACCCTTTCACTAATCCGCGAACATGTATCCAGGAATCGAACCTGACTCTTCCGGTGCGCCCGGTTGTTTTCACCAGTAAACTACTACATGTTTAGCAGTCAGCAATGACGAATCCTCGCGATAATACGTCATTGCTGTGGCCATTCTACTAAATGTGGAAAGAAGGAATCGAACCTTCTATATACCGTTCCACAAAATAAGGGAACAAAGACTGCTGCCGTTTGGCTGCCTTCCCTGTTCCCTATTCCGATACTACTATAATACCTTAAATAAATGTATGTGAGTACGGTTCTTTTCAAAGTGTATCTTCAAACAGTATATCTTCATCTTTTAAAAAGATTATTCCGTGTCCGTAGTAGCCGTTATGATCGTTGTATACTGCGAATTGTAATATTGTTCCGTCTGTAATCACAAGATCAACAAACTGTATTCCACCGGCTCCATATCCAAATGGTGCCGTGTTCTCAGCCTTTTCTTTGTTCAAGGCTACATCTGTGAGATTTACTTCTTTTATCTCCTTTCCTATAAACCGCTCAAAATCATCTTCACTTGAAAAATATCCCCATTGTTCGAAGCAATTTTGCCTATTATCAATCAGTATACACAATTCATGTTTATCTGTTGTGATTTTATATCCGTCATATTCACCGCGTCCTTTCATAGCATTAAGTATTTGCAACATACCTAAACGGCTCCCTTTCATTCCGTCTATCTTTCCCGTATTCCTAAGTATTACACCATATATTTCCTCTATCGCTTTTATCTTTCCTAGCATTGATTCCTCCTATATTTTTTTAGAAAGTAAAAAATAGAATTTCCTTCTGCGGTCATAAAACATGTCTTTTCCTGCCGGCATATTCATAACCGTTGTCAGATATTTAAATGATGCACCTTCTTCTGTGACGTTTTTCAAAATGTATTGATATAGTTCCCCACTCGCCTCAATGGCTGTTTGCTCTATCATTTCTACATTTTTTGCCGCCTGCTGCCGGATAATCGCAAGGTTTTGTGTTGCATCTCCCGTCTTGTTCCCCCTAGACATGCCGTTTATCTCCTGACTTCCCAATGTATCCGTTTTATATTTCAGAATATCTCTGAACTCATGGTAACGCATTGCGAAATGGTAAGCCTGGTAAAATGCATGCTTAGTAACACCCCACTTTTCTTGAGATATCGGCCTAATATTTTGCATCTTTCTGTCCCTCTTTTGCAGGATAGTTTATGACACATCCCTGACCAGCTTTCCAATAGTCACACTCTTTACACTTCTTTGAACTGCAATAGCTTTCTGCTGCCTTTAAAATTTCTTGTTCTGTCATTTCCTTGTGGTCTCCCTATACCACGTACTTTTTATGATCTGTCTTCACGTTCGCCTGCGTAGACTTTGCGTAGATGGAAGTTGTTTGAATATCATTGTGGCCTAAGAGTTGTTGAACTTCTTCCATTGGCATTCCTCTGTTTAGGGCGTTTGTGGCTACGGTCCTGCGGAACCGGTGTGGATGTGCTTTCTTTACTCCTGCACGTTTCCCAAGCTCACAGATCATACTTTCTATTCCTTCTTTTTTTAATCGACCATGCGGCCGCCGCAGATGAACGAATAGAGCTTCGTTGTCGTCTTCCCTTGTATGTAAGTATTCTGATAATGTTAAAATCGCTTTTGGATTTAGGTAAACGATTCTCTCTTTTCCTCCTTTTCCATAGACAATAAATTCATCTCCGTTGATATCTTCCCTATTTGCTTTGACGATTTCAGACACCCGGCATCCAGTGCTGTATAGAACATCTATGATTGCCAGATCTCTTTTATTTCTTGTTTCCCGTCTTAACTTTTCCAACTCAATTTCAGAATATGGCTTCTTGATCCGATAGTCTTGTTTAATCTTCGCTATCTTCCTTGCTGGGCTATGCTGAAGGTATCCTTCCTCCTGCTGCCAGTTGAAAAAGGATTTAAGTACTCTTAATTCGTTGTCCTGGGTTACTTTAGAAATTCCGTCCCGCATTGCGCGTTCAGCCAGGTAATACCGAATGTCGTTCGTATCAATGTTCTTGATATCTTTTTGGATCTCATGAAAGAATCTTTGTAGCACATAACCGTAATAATTCAATGTTTCCATAGAGAGTCCGGATACTTTTTTAGATACAAAGAACATGTTATACATCCTGTGATCCTCTTCCTGGTTGTAGACAGCTATTTCCGTTTTCCTGTCTTCAATTTCATAATTGTTGAGGATTATGTACATACTTTGCTGCACCTCTGTTAGCTGCTGCGGCGTAAACCGGATAGATAACCGGACTAACAGTGTGTTTACCAATTCTTCTTTTTTGTTCATACTGCTTTTTAGGAAGATATCTATTGCCCGCGGAACCTATCCTCCTTTCTTGCTTATTTCACTTCTGCTTTTCTGACAATCACTCCTGTATGTCGTGGCCATTCCCTCCATCTCGCTCGTTCTACTTCAATGCTCAAAGTTGAATATTTGCACTCTCCACATCTCATTGTTCTTCCCTTCTTTTGTAGTCAGTGCAGTCAATATTGAGTTCGCACTGAATCGGGGACAAGGAGTTTGCACGTATTCCATGTTCGCATTTATAACAATACGATCCTGTAACTCGTCCCTCTTGCTTTTCCTTTGATAATTTCTTTAGTTCATTTTCTAATCTAGTCCTTTCCATGTTGAGATCTGTATTACAGTTATATAATTCTTTATTCCTTTTTTTGTATTTTGCATAATTCATTCCAGCCACAGCTATTCCTGCTACCATGATGACTATGTAAACCACTGTAATTTTAATCATTCATTTCTCCTCTCGATTCTTTAATCTACTTTCTTTGTTTCTGAAGATAACTCATCATATCTTCACATCAGCATTTTTACAACCGACAACCGTCTTAACCTGTTCTTCTTTTGTATAAACATGTGCTTCTGGTTCAAAGTTTATTTTTGGCAATATGGTTCTGCGCATAAAATTATCATGTTCGTACTCCTTTCCGTCCTTCTTGGCTAAATCTTAAGTTTCTTAACATGAGAAGATTTAAAAATACATGATGATTGCGGATTTATCAAAAAATAGTAATTATATGGTATATATAAATTTGGTTCATGTTTAAAACGTTCTTCTCTTGTTTTATGTAATTCCCCTTTGATAATCTTTCCGTCAAACAAAGTTATTTCTACAATCTTTCCTAAGTGCTTTTCCAGTTCTGCTCTTTTCATGTGTGCCTCCCTATTTCTCCGGCATTTGAAATACAAACCCCGGCTGCTTTTTTCCTGTTCCTGTGACTGTCCACTCCTGTGCATATTGATAATAATTTTCTATCATATCTAATACTTCTATTGCCCTTTCTTTTGTTGCATAAACCCCGCAGCACTCTAACAGGCCGCCAAAATCTACGGATATCTGGTGTTCATTTTTCTCTTTTCCGTACCTTGTAAGGCAAGATTCGTTATATGTAATCCCTGATAGGTTTTCTAAGTTCCAGAGATTTTCCCTATTCTGACTTCTGACTAACATCTCTTACCCTCCTTCCTGCCCGCCGAAGCGGGCTGTAAAACAGGATGTCCGGTTTCTAAGTTTCTGTGATATATATAGACCCAGAGTAAATCTTAAATTAAACAATTTCTCTTGCCGCCGATCTAAACATCATGAGTAGCATTTCTGATACAGATCTTTTCCGGTCTTTTCTTGCTGCCTTTTTTACAGATCGCAATTCATACCAATCGCCTCGGCAATTTTTTTGTCCAGGTACATATACGCCTACTTTATACGGTATTTCATTTTTCACTTGCCGATAAACGTTTTCTGTCATAACATAGTAGTTAAAATCCCCAATAAAATTATGTCCATTTTTTGAGTGAAAATCTTCTACTGATGATTTGACTTCATAGCAATAGAAGTCCCCCTTTTCAATACCGGATATAGTATTGTTCACAGGCTTAAACCTCATAAAATCCACCCTTATTGCATTGCTGGTTCCATAGTCAAATGTCACCTCTGCCGCCCAATAAATTCTAGGATCATTGCGTTGATTTATATGCCTTCTAATAGATAAAGACAACATTTTTGTTATCTCTGGTCGCTTACTCATTCTGTACCTCCTTAAATTCTAATTTCCTTTTAGATACACGCCCTCATAATTTCCAGTATTGCTCAAATCATTTGATACTTCAAAAGCATTTTCTACTCCCATACCTTCATCAAACGGATGATCGTCTGACATATAAAAATATACTGATTTCTCTTTTTCCTTCACATCTTTTAAAAAGTCTTCCAATTCCTGTACTGTCAAAATATTTACCTCCTAATCTGGTGGCTCTGCATTCACCGTTTAAAACAATCTCCATGTCTTTTCCTCCTTCCTTACGTAATGTGCATAATTTATTTTCCCATTTTTATTAGTTTAAGCATGTACTTTGCTATTGCTGTATCTTTTGCTTCTTCGTCTCCTTCTTTTGCTGCTGCTATCACTTTTGTCAGTTCATCCGCGGCTCCTCTTAGATTTCTTTGCATTTCTCGTATCTCTCTAATACTCGGATTATGCTCTTCTAGCTCCCCTTGATCATATTCCTCAGAGAGTTTATCAATTGCTCCGCCCAATAAAATTTCGCAATATCCTTTTAAATTTTCTTCTGAAGGATGTGAATTATTATTTCTAATCTCTCCATATCTTTCAAGCGTCTTTAGATCATCGTTATCCAATTCTATTTTTATCTGTAATTCATAAATCCCTTTTTCTTTTTCTATCATGGTTTATTCCTTTCTACATTTTTATGATCAGCACAAGAAGGATTGCTTTTTGAAAATGTTCAAATCGCTTTATTTTGTCCCCTCTCCATTCACTTATAAATCCTGCCGTTATTTCAATCACAGTAATGATCATTAATATAATTTCAGATAATAACTTGAACGTCATTTCAGCCACCTTGCTATCTCTTCCGCTGGAAATGTAAATGCTTCATCATTATCAGTTACAGTTAAAGTTTTTCCTGTCTTATCATTTGTCATCATAATCTTCAGTTGTTTTACTTTGAACCCTTTTACTCCTTTGGTCATTTTCAATCCATTTACGAATATTTCTCTATTTTTACACTGCATTCTTTTTTTCTCCTTTCCGCCCCTCCGAAGAGGGGCCTACTCGCATTAGTTTCTTTAGTCGTAGTTAATAGTTTCTTTGTGATATATGCTACATGTTTGGATATGGGACAATTCCTCTGTGTCCACATTCCTTACACTTATAGCCGTCTGTGAGGCCGTATTCTATCTCTACGATCCTCTCTTCAATTTCCATGTTCCTGCTGCCGCATTCCGGACAGCTCCACCATGGTTCAAATTCTTCAGACATCTTTTACACCCAAGATGCAATATCCTTGCTTTAGACCTTCAAAGTCTTCAAGTACATATGTAATTTCTTTCTTTATAACATTTCCTGTCATTACTCCATCTCTATACTCTCTCATCTTTAGAATATCTCCGGTTTTATAATTTCTGTCATTTTTTCTTAGTTCAAACGGTTTTATGCCATCTCTGGAATCTACAAAGAAAAGGCTTGAAATCTTTATATCATGTTCGATTTTCCGGTCATGAATTTCTCCGGCCGGATCTACCGTCTGAGTTTCAGGTTGGTTCATGAAATGTGCTTCCTGCAATTCACGCTCAGACATTGCTTCGGAAATATTTTTATTCTTATAGTCCATGCAGTAATCTACTGCTTCTCCTTTTTCACTGCACTGTTCCCAATTTGCACATGAAAAGCATTTTGATATTATTTTTTCTGGATTTGCTTCAAATCCTCGCTGCTCTCCTTTCTCCTCAATGTCCTGTGCCTCATTTTCAATGAACTCTTCCAGTTCAATCTGGCCTGGTATTGGTTTTGCTTCTTCCTCTTTTTCCTTCATCGTGATTACATCGTTTATGCTGAGAGTTCCATTTTCTTTGTACAGTTCAAACACTCGTTTTTGCGATTCCTCTGGCATGCCTGCTGCCTCATAAACTGCCGAAATACCTATGTTGTCGTTTTTAAACTCTTCCATCAAATCAGAACAAAGATTTTTATATATTGTTTTATATCTTCCGATTTGAGCCGGTGCACTTTTTACAATCTCAGAGATTAATTCTCTTGTCTTTCCTTTTATCTCATATTCTTCTCTGAGTTTTAAAACCAGCTCCTCTGTCTGAATAACTTCCGTCATTTTTTCCCAATCGGTTTTATCCCTGTACCTGTTTGCCATGATTAAAGCCAGCCTGTCCATTATGGCATTTTTACTGTCTTTCTTGACACATGGCACTTTCCGGAATCGTTCTTTTCCCTCTTTCACAAGTGCGAGCATAGCAATTCTTCTCCTGTGCCCGGATATGATTCTATATTTTTCTCCCTCCTTCTGCACAAGTAGCGGTTGCAGTAGTCCGACCAATTCAATAGACTGTTTTAACTCTTCAATTTCTTTGTTTGTATCGTAAAAGTTTGCTTTCGATGGGAACAGGTCATAAATATCAACTATTATGTTTTCTGCATCCTCCGATACCTTCTCACCCTTTTTTTCTGCCGTTTCCTTCGATCTTTGATTCAGTAGATCCATCAAGTTAAAGTTTTCCTTTGCCATTTTTCCTCCTTAATGTGACCAATTTGGTCACATCTTTAAATATTCTTCCACTAGAGCTTTATAATCGAATGATGCTCCACATCGGCTTGAGTACAGAATAATAGGTTCTCTTGCAAACGTGCTTGGCTTCATTTTTGGTGTTTTCCGGATATGAGTTTCAAAGACCGGATACTCCAAGGTATTTAAAAACTCTTTTCCTTGTACATCGGCATCGTTCGTTCTGTCATACTGCGTTACAAAGCATCCGCAGAAACGAAGATTCGGGTTAAGGTCTTCTTTGGTATTGTCAATCTGTTCTTTCAATTCTTTTAGACCGTCCAGAGCAAAGTCATCTATTGTGACTGGTACTAACACGTCATCTGCTGCCACTAGCGCATTTATCGTGGATATATTTATATCCGGTGCATTGTCTATGATACAGTAGTCATATTTTCTTTGAACTTGTTCTAAAGCCTTTTTGAACCTTGTCTGCTGCGGTCTCTGCTGGTCAAGGAGGACTTCTAAATTTGCTTTCAAAAGATTCATATTTGCAGTTACGATGTCAAGCCCTTCATAATCCGTTTTCTGTATAGTTTCTTTCAGATCTGCTTTGCGTTCCGTCATGATGTCCGCGGTTCCTTTATGGCTATAATTATGCCGATTCAATATTTTGCTTGCATTTCCCTGCTTATCATTGTCGATCAGCAAAACTTTATATCCATGGACTGCTGCCAGGATATGTGCTATGTTCACACTAGAGATTGTTTTTGCAACCCCGCCCTTTAGGTTTATAATTGCTATCGTTTTCAATTTGCTATCTCCTTCCTGACTTTTTGGATCTTTATGTTTCCAAAGAAAATATCTTTGTTTAGAAAACACTCCCTATACTTTCCTTTTTTCATCGTGACTTCTAACAGGATATAATGCGGATAAATTCCTACTAATCTTCCTTCAATCCGCTGCATATGATCCTCTTTTCCTCTCCCTACCCATCTGGAAAGAGTAATCTGACTTCCTTCCCTCAGTTTTAGTGATTTTCGCATCATTTCATCTGTATATGCATAGCGTCCATTTTGCTTCGCTACTCTCAATGCAATTTCCCTCCCATCAAGGTCCGTACAATGTCCTCTGCCTTGTACTCCCCTGCGATATTCTTTGTCTTTTCCATCTGTCTGCGAATTTTTTCACGGCTCCGTTTATTTTCCGGTTGTAGAATCATGATAATGGAATCAATGTCGTATGTAGGAAACTCAGAAAATGCATTAAATAATTCCTTCTGCATCTCTTTCTTAAGTGCCTTATCCGTTTCTTTATTCAAGTGTGGCCCTCTGTTTCCTTTGTGGAATCCAGCCGGGAGAGCTATCTTTGAATAAAAATGGTCTACTCCTCCATGGGACCGGTAAACAATGTGGTGCATTTCGATTGGTCCTGCTGCCTCCTCGTCGTTGTAACACCCTAATTCCTTCTGCACGTCAAAATTAATCATCTGTAAGTCTCCCTTCCAAAATTGTTTTACAGTTATATTTGTCTAAATTAAGGTCTGCCCTTAATTTGTGCAGCGTTGCGAAGACATAAATCTGTTTCCACAAGTCTGCATTTTTTATGTTCTGTTTATTTGCTTTCTGCCAGTCTGCGCCCGCATACCGGTTTAAATCTTTTAGAATCCTTATGAAGTATTCAGACTCCGTGTGGATCGTGATTTCCATGCGCTCCCCTTTCTTGATCCTGTGCAGTGCCCGGAGAGCAGCCTCTACCACGGCCCGATTTTTTGTCGTATCCTCTATTTTCCCCTCATCAATCAGGAGATTTGTTTTTACGGTTACATACTCCAAGATTGCCCGGTATACTGCCGGTCCGGTCTTTCTCGCATGGCAAGCTGTGTATATGTAAATATCTATGCGTTTCATGGAATCTCCCTTCTTTTCCGCATCCTGGCCCGAATGTAAAACATCCCGTTAAAATCGTTGTAATATACCTGCGACTCCGTAAAAAGATACTCCGGGAACCATTCTTTCATTTGCCACTCAAGATATGACCGGTCTTTGACCATTTCCTTTACATAACTTTCCATTTTTTTATATTTCCCTGACTGATCCTTTTTTGAATGGATCTTGCGGACCCGGAACTGCTTCAGGTTTGTGCTGCTGTTCCATCTCTTCTTTCCCTTCGGCTCCTTGGTTATGTAATTCGCCAGACCAGTAAGACCATATTCATCTTTTTCCAAGCGGCGTGTTTCATTTCTTTGGCCTTTTTTCCAAGTCTTTTCCACAAGGTCCATATCAAGTAATCCGTCCATTACCAAATGGTGATGCCACCTGATTTTTGATCCCGGTGAAAACTCTGTTACATAGACATACTTTGCATTTGGAAGTCCCCGCTTTTTACGCTGGTAATTTATCCTTCTGATGTAGTTCTGCATGTTCTTTATTGCCTCATCCATATCGGCTGGCTCCTGCCCTTTTCCGTATGTAAGAGTGATCCAGATATCCCGGTCCGTGAAGTTATGCTCAATGAGCCTATTCACATATTTTCTTGCATTCTTGTCATTCAAGCTTTTTTGAGCCTTTGAATTATCTTTCTTAAGTCTTGCTTCCTCCGGAATCTCCGATATCTTTGAAAACTCCGGATAGATCTCTATTTCAAGCTGCTCTCCTGCTCTTACCTCTTTGCATGCATATACTGCTTTAAACCGGAACTTTAGCATCTGTTCTATGAAATATTCATGCAGCGTTTCTATCTGCTGATTAAACGCCTCCTCATAGTCATATGGGATGTAGGTCATCCCTCTCTTCTTCTTTCTTGTCACCTACGCACCACCTACTTTTCGTTGAGTTGTTAATATAAATTACAAGGCCGATATAAGCCGCTCGGCTCCTTGCATTTCAGGCAGGTGCATGGTAAAATGAATGTAAGGATTTATTTGTTACCATGCAAATACCTTGGCGTTAGATTCTCCCAAAATCTAACGCCTTTTTTCTTTTAATTCTCTAAGTTCCTCGACCGTTCCCAAGTCTTCATATTGTCCGAGCTTGTCCACGATCTGGCCAAACAGACAATAATTTTCTTCTCTAACTTCTGATATTTGAGAAGCTCTATATGTCCCTGACTTGCCATTATGCATTGTCAGTCTATCCCTGGCATATTGCATAGTATCGCCTCGCTTCTTCTGCTTTTCCCCGTTTTACGCACTGGCAATATGTATATAGTCCGTTCCATTCATGGATAATCTTCCTGTCGTCCCTACTTGCGACAGTTACTTCTGGATAGCGAAATCCTAAGACCTCTTCTACAACGTCCCTAGCTTGTCCTGTTTTCTCTGCCGCATCAGAAACAGCCTTTGCAACGGTTTCTTTCTGAAGTAATTTGAAGAATGTTCTTCTCACTTTATACAGATTTATTTCCTTTATTATCACAGCCTCCCATTCGGCAATAGCTCTCTCTGCATCCATAACCTTAATTTCCTTGTTTCCTGCAATCTCTTCTATCGGTATCCCGCTCAGATACATTGCATAAATTTCTTCTTTTACTTTCTTTTTTATGTACATGATTCCTCCTGCTTGTCCTTCCGCAACTGCTTACGCAGTTGTAACCTTCCCTCCCAGTGATTTGATTACCCTTCGGACAAATTCTTCTTTTATTTCTTCCAGTTCATTTTCCGGGATCTCATCCATGGGAACATCTTTTCCATCAATTTCAACATAACGCTTACCTGGTTTAAGCACAAAACCACCTCCTTTTATACATCTTATGAACCTCTGTTTGTCCTTGTTTCCTGCTTGTTATTTCCATGTATCTCCTTTATAATTTTAGTACAGGCTCCCGCCAGAGCCGAGTATCAGAAGAAAGGAGATCTCTATGACTAAAAACGATTTTTCATTGCTTTTTGATTCTTCCTATAAAAAAGCCCTGGAGAAATACGCAAACAAAAACGCTATAGAAACTATGTTTTTAAACTATGCAGATGAAAATGGTAAAATTGATTCTGGCTCTCTTGCCGTAATGGCCATTATGACATCACTTGAAATGAACAAAGTTGTTCTTAAAACCGTTCTTTCAGAAGTCCTTGAATTTGATGAGTAATTCGTTCACTCATTTTGTCAACGCTTTCGATCTTCCCCAAAATATTTTTATGTTTTGGGGGTTCTTCTTCTGTCGCATTCAAGATTTCTTTTATCATTTCACCGCTTTTCTTCATTGATATTTCAAAGACTCTTTTGGTATCTTGTATAAATCCCTCAATAAATTTTGTATCATCTGGAAAAAAAACAGGTGATCCCTCTTCGCAGTTCATCAGGGCTTCAACATGTATTCTATTGATTAGTTCTGGAAGTTCTGCATAAATAGCATTTTGAAGATTTGTGTAGTGATTTATTACATTGGTTGCTTTTATGTCTTTTGACACTTTCTCACCTCTATTCTTATACTTGTCCTTCCACAGCCGCTTAACGCAGCTGTGGCTAGATAGCTTTCCTTTTTCTGCTTTTCATCACAATTTGTGCTGCGTCTTTGAGGATGCTTTGGATGTCCTCTTCCGTCTGCCTAATATTTTTATGATTCATTTCCCATCCTCCCTATGCCGGTTTCTTTCCCTGGCCTTTTTGCTGCTCCTGTTTCTTCATTTCTTGGTACATACACAATGTCGCTGCATTGCTTTTCATTAATAACAAACCCTGTTCATCCATTTGCAGTAAATTTCTGATTGTTGCTTCTCTCAATTCTTCTTCTGTCATTTTTTTTACGTCCATTTTTCTCACCTCCCGCTTTCTTTGTAAGCAAATAATATCACAATGCAAGCAACGTGTCAACACTTTTGCTTGCATTGTGAACATTTTTATGATATAGTTTTTTCAAGAAAGGAGGTTCAGAATGATAAATGAAAGAATCCGTAAAATTCGTGATTATTACGAATTAAGTCAAAGGGAGTTTGCTAAAAGAACGGATATAGGAGCTTCTACGCTTGCTATGTTTGAAACTGGTGATCGCAAACCCAAAGACATTCATCTTAATCGTATTTGTTCAGAATTTAATATAAGTAAGCCTTGGTTAGAAAAAGGAGCCGGAGATATGTTTGTCCCTCCGGAAGACGATGTTGCCGAATATGTCTCTATGTTCCTAGAAGAAAAAAATGATTTCTTTGACTTGATACTTGCGACAATGCGATCATACAAGAACTTAGACCGATCAGGACGAGAGGTTCTCTGTAAAACAAGTGCAGATATAAAAGAACATATAATAAGTGAGTACTTAAAAAATGAACATACAAAAAAAGAAGACGATTAACTCGTCCCCTTTTTCTGTAAGTGCCTGTTAATAAGCACTAAAATCTGTTTTATGAAATGTTCGTCTGATTCGTCCATTTCTTGTAGTTTTTCAATAATTTGTTTGACATATGGGATGTGATTCATGGCTTATCCCCCTTTTCATATGTGAATTTATAAGATATAAAGATTTTACCATAATTTCTTTCTTTTGTGTCATATATACATACGATTTCCAGAATACCGGAAATCGTACATTGAACCGCCGCAACATATTGAAATTATGGTATAATTTACTTATATTTGCTTATAAAAAGGTCTGTAATTCGTACATTTAAAGCTTTTGCTATTTTTTCTAACTGATCCAACGTGGGTGACTTCTTGTCGGGCGGCGAATTAAAGTTCCAACCGACTGCAATTCTACCGCAAATTAA